CCCGGAGTCGCCCCCATGGATATCCCCAACCCCGCCACCCGCGACCTACTCGCCTTGATGGTCGACGAACTGGCCACCCGCGACCTGGAAGAAGGCGGCTGCGCCCTCGGCCGCTCCGACTTCCGCACCATGCACCTGGCGCAAACCGCCCTCGACCTGCTGGACCTGCCGACCCTCGCCGAGCAGCCCGCGCTGGACCTCTACCAGGCCATCCGCGGGCGCCTGCTGCGGCTGTACAACCACGACCTGTTAAGTGGCGAACTGACCCTCGGACTGATGGGCGAACTGCGGGCGCTGTACGACCGCCACCACCCGACGCTGATGGACCGGCTGCCGTCGAAGAAAGAAGTGCCCTTTGCCTGAATCCCCGCCCGTGCTAACGTCGCCGTACCGGGGCCAGTGCATTGGCAGATCGCTGGCCCCGCGAGTCGCCCGCAGGTTTTTCCGGGCCGGCGGGCGACTCACCCTTCCCCCTGCACCAAGTCAAAGCCCCCTATTCCACACCCCGCAACCCGCGTGCTACCGTGCGCCGACGCTGCCGTTCGCCTGGTCGACCCCCAGGCAGGTACGTCCCGGGCGGCCGTGTCGGTTCCCTCACCGCTGACACAGGCCCCCACCTATTCCGCACCACCATCCGCAAGGAGCGCACTGCCATGTCCCCCAGCGACGCCCTCGACGCCGACATTGAAAGTTTCGGCCGCCCCGACCTGATCACCCCGCGAGGCTGCAGGGTGTATCGCAACCGCGTGTTGCTGGCGATCACCACGCGCCTGCTGCTGCTGGAGAAGTTCGGCGCCCGGGACGCCTTGGCGTTGTTCACCCGGGTCACCATGCACCTCTATACCCTGCACTACGCTGGCATGCTCACCCGGGTCGAACTCGACCTCGGCCTGGCCGACCTGCGCCGCCACTACGAGCGCGCCCAGCCCGCGCTGCTGGACTTACTCCCTGACCTGGACGACTGACCATGCTGAGCGTCTTGTTCCTCGACGAAACCATTGCCCAACTGCCCGCCCCTGACCTGAGCGACCCGCTCAGCACCGCCGACTACCGCGCCGCGGTGCTGGTGGCGATCGTCCGCCAGTTGCAGACCCTGCACCTGCGCCCGGCCGACGCCGCCCTGCACCTGCACACGCAGATCGTCAAACACCTGGAAGCGCTATGGGGCATCGGCCTGCTGACGGACGAACGCTTCCAGCTCGGCCTGGCCGACCTGGCCCGCGCCTACGAACGGGAACACCCCGGCCTGCTGGAGAGTCTCAGCCATGCCTGAATTCACCCCGACCCTCACCGCCCCGCAACTGGCGGCGCTGGCCACCTTTGGCGCTCGCTTCCACGCCTTCGCCGACCTCAAAGACCCGCTGTTGGCCATCACTGAAGCCGCCCGCCTCAAGGGCCGCCTGGAGGTGCTGGTGCAGTTGGGGGTGTTCGTCCCCGAGGACGCGCACAAGGCCCGGCAGATGCTCGACCTGCTGCTGGCCGGCATCCTCGACACCTACCTCGACCCCCGTTATGACACCGTGCCGGTGCGCGGCCTGGTGGCGACCCTGCGCACGCATGTGGAGAGCATCAGCCATGCCTGAATACACCGACCACGAACGCACCCAGCTGCACGCCAAGGCGCGGCAGCAGATCCGCTTGGTCACCCTGGCCGACAACCCGCAGGCGGCGAGCAACCGCCGTTTCAATGTCCTCGGGCTGCTCCAGGGCCTGCACATGGCCGGCGCCCTCACCGAGGATCAGGCCAACGCCCTGCTGACCGAGCTGCAAACCACCACGGTGGGTCGGATCGACGCCCTGACCCAGCAGGTGCTGCGCGACACCCGGCCGCCGGAGCCAGGACAATGACCCAAGACGAAAACTGGCGGGCCGGTTTCGACAAAATGCCGGTGACCGGCCACTGCGATGCCGGCTGTGGCAAGCCAGCCACCACCTGGTTCGGCCTGACCAGTTGCGCCTCCTGTGGCGACAGCGCCTGCGTCAACGTCCTGCAGGACAGCTACGACCGCGAGGGCGAGCGACCGGACTTCGGACCACGCCGCGTGCCTGACCCACCGGACCTGGCCACCTTGCAGCAGCACAACCTCTGGCAGGGCTGGCGAATCGTCGAGCAGGCGCGGGAGGCCAACCAATACCTGGACCGCATCCGCGGGCTGGAAGACGCGGTGCGCGACAACCACGAATGGCACCAGAATTACGACGAACACGGTGGCTACCCCGGCTCGGCGCTGGAGCAGACCAACCGCGCCGCGCTGGGCCTGCCGCCCAAGGACCCGACATGACCCCCGCCGAACGCACCGAACACCAAAACAAGATGCACGAAGGCCTGGCCTCGATCCTGCGGCTGCTGCCCCTCAGCACCGAAGTCGGGGCGGTGTCCCTGTTGGACATGGGCCTGCGCGCCCTGTGCGTGATGCGTGATGACGGCGACCTCGCCGAGGCCGAGGCGCAAGGGATGCGGGCGGCCTTGGTGGCGGCGTTTCAGGCGGCCCACCCGCGCCTCGACACCGCACTCAGCGGCGACCTGTCGATTCTCAACGAGGTGATCGCCAAGGTGCTCAGTGCCCCGCAGACCGACGCCGAGCTGGTGCAGCTGGCCAAAGGCGCACTGCGTGAATTCCGTGATCGCGGTTTGAGGACGATCCACTGACCTGACCTAAACTCAAGGACACCCCGCAATGACCCTGACCAAAAAAGAACTCAAACAACAAACCCTGGCCAACCTGCGCCGCGGCCTGGACTTCCTCCCCGACAGCAGCGAGGAAGCCGCCGCGCTGGTGCTCGAACTGCACATCGTCGCGCTGGGTGCGATGCGTATTCACGACTACCTGAGCGCCGAGGAAGCGGTGATGGAAGTGCGCACGCTGTACGCCGCCGTCGAACAGGCGCACCCCGGGAAGTGGGAAGCGCTGGGCGGACAGTTGGTGCCGGATGCACTGAAGGCCTGAGAACCTGACCTAAACTCAAGGGGGTCATCCACCAAAAGCGAAGACCCCCGCATGAATGCCCAAGCACCCGCTGCCAACCCCGCCCTACGCCCCCGCCCCGACCTGCTGGAAATGCCGGCCACCCTGCCCGCGTGCGAGACCCTGCGCGTCGAGCTGGATTCGACGATCATCGAGCTGAGCAACAAGCTCGACGTGGTGCGCCGGCGCAGCGCGATCGACCAGGTGTTTGCCGATTCCGAGTGGTACAGCCGGGCGACCGCCAAGCTGCGTTACCTGCGCCGTGACCAGCAGCGCCTGCTGCGCCATGTCGCCGAGCTGCACAAGGCCGAACGGCTGGAGGCCAACAGCGTCGACCTGGTGCTGCTGCGCGAGCTGCGCAAGGCGTTGGGGGAGCAAGCCTTTCAGGCCCGCTGTGCGCAGGCGTTGGCGGTGTTGCTGGGGCCGGTGTAGGGGTTTCCCCTACCCTCTATCAGGGAGAGAATCCGGCATGGTGCGTGAACGCCCCGGTTCTGCTGGGGCAAACGGGCGTCGATCAGGGAGAAATTCCGGCTAGGTGTAGGGGCTTGCATTAGACCCTGTCCCTGTCTACCGTTACCGGATCTACCTACGGATCTGGAGCGCCTGTGAGCACCGCCTTGCGCAACATCGTCACCCAATCAAACCGGCTGATCGAAGCCGCCCACACCCTGACCCTTAATGAAAAGCGGCTGGTGATACTCGCCGCGTCCATGCTCGACCCCCGAAAACCGCTGCCCAAGGACGGGGTGCTGATGATACGGGCCGATGTGTTCTCTGAGGTGTTTGGGACCGACCCGAAAAGCACTTACTTCGCCATGAAAGACGCGGCAAACCGCCTCTATGCACGGGACATCCGCAACTACAAAGGCGGCAAGCTGGTCAAGCGCATGCGCTGGGTCTACCTGTGCGACTACATGGAAGGGCGCGGCTGTATCCAGCTGGGGTTTTCCCCGCAGGTGGTTCCGCACCTGACCATGCTCAACAAGGAATTCACCTCGTATCAGTTGCGTCAGATCGGCAAGCTTTCGACCTTCTACGCGATTCGCCTGTACGAGCTGATGGCCCAGTTTATCCGGCTCAAAGCACGAGAATGCACCCTGGAGCAACTGCGGGGCATGCTCGACCTCGGCGACAAGTACCCCAACGTCAAGGACCTGCGTAAACGGGTGCTGGACCCGGCGATCGAAGAGGTCAACTGCCACACGGATCTGACCGTGACCGTAGAACCTCGACGCAATGGCCGCGCCATCGCCGGATTCCTCTTCACAATCCGTCCCAAAGCCAGCTGCGAACAGCAACTGGAACTGATTGTGTAGCCCGAGCAGTCCTTTTAGAGCTTGTTTTTCTTGTTTTAAACCTTGTTTTCGCCGTCGCAACAGATTGATTTATAACGGTTTTTTACGAAGTACAGGGACAGATTCGCGGTTTAAAGGGGACAGATTCGCGGTTTAAAGGGGACAGATTCGCGGTCAAAGGGGGACAGATTCGCGGTGTTATCCACAGGGGGTTTTCCCCCGGAAAAAACCCCAACCGAATCAAAGTGATGTGATCATAAGTATGCGTATGTTTTTAATACGCTATCGGGCGTTCTTCATGTGATTCATCACGTCGGAACCCCCATTTTCCACGTTTCAGCGTGGAAAATGGGGGTGGTTTTCAAGGGGCAATCAGGGACAGATTCGCGGTTAAACGTGGGTTTTGCCCAATGTTTACGGGTATCAGGGAGAGATTTATGGTTGAACCGGCTCGACCTCCCCGCACACCTCAGCCACTTTCAACGCCCCGGCGGCCAGCCCGCCGATGTCCAGGCACAAGACCTGGCACAAGCGGGCGACCAACATGAACGAGGGTGACGCCTGCCCGTGCTCGATCTCCCACAGGTAGGATTTCGACGTGCCGGCTCCGGTGGCCACCTCGTCCAACGTCAGGCGCAGGGCCTTGCGTTGGACGTACAGGAACTGCCCCAGGTATTCGATTTCCGGTGATGCTTTGGTCCCGCTCACTGCTCATTCCCTTGGTTGTTGGTTGGTTCTTCCGCCTCGCGCACGGCCCGCAGCAGGTCGTGGCGAGTGTTCTTGCGGGCGTGGTGACAGCTCGGGGTACACGAAGCCCACACCGACCGCGTGTGCGGACGGCGAAAGGACAGCTGGTTGCTGCCGGTCGTTTCGCAGGTAAAGCCCAGCTCCTTGGCGAACTCGATCAGCTTGCGCAACTCCGAACCGCAGCGCGTGGGCGCCTTCACTACGCACCTTTTTGCGCTTTGGCTTTCTTCTTCGGGGTGGCCGCTGTATCGCGCAACGCCAGCACGTCCTCCACGGCGGCCTCCGGCCCTGACCGCAAGCTGCGCGTGACGTTGCTGATGCTGGCGTAGGCCTGCCCCACCCCGGCGCTGTTGGCGGTGAAGGTCTGCGCGTGGGCACCGCTCATGCCGTAGAACTGCGCGGTGGCGAAGGCGTCCTGGTTGGCCGCGAGGAACACAAACGCCCAGCCCTTGGCCTCGGCCGCCGTGACCAGCTCGCGCACCATCGGCGCGGTGAATTCCTTGCTCATGTTCTCGCCACCATCGGTGGTGATGCAGACGATGACTTTCTCGGCCCAGCCCTCGGCCGCGATCCGTGCCCCTTCCACCTGCAGGGTGCGCCCGATGGCGTCCATCAGCGCCGTACCGCCTCGCGGCACGAAGGTCATAGAGGTCAGTGGCTGGGCCTCGGCCAACGGCGTGGCGGCGTACAGCAGCTCGTACTGGTCATCGAACAGCACCACGGTGATCCGCGCTGCGCCCTCGATCCCCTGCTGGTCCTTGAGGAAGGTGTTGTAGCCGCCGATCGCGTCCTCCGCGATGTTGCACATGGAACCGCTGCGGTCGAGTATCGCGAGAATTTCAGTATTCATGCTTCATTCCTTTGCTCGATGGTGGGGTGTGGAACTTCAAACAGGTGCCATACGAACGCGCCGGTCTGGAACGTGGCCAGGTACGCGCCCGGGTCGTCGGGCATGGGGTTGCCGGTGCCGTGGATCATCAGCCGGCGCGGTTCCAGCGGCGCGTTGGCATTGCACAGACACCACAGCTGCGGCTCGTCGCCCTGCAGCTGCACGTCCAGGTACTTGGCGCCGATCGGCAGGTCAATGTCTTGCAGGGCGGTCATTTGCAGGGGCCATTTCCAGATGCGCGTTGCCATGTCTTATTCCTTTGCATGGTTGGTGTGTCGGGACTACGGGAAAATGCGGCTGTACTCCTTGGTCGGAACGTACAGTTTGGTGATGTGATTCAGCCGCGCCATGCCCGGGTACAGCTCATGAAACAGGGCGAAATCGCGGGTGGCAGTGGCCGAGGTCACGCCGAAGAACTCGATCAGGTGTTTGCGGGTGATGTGGCCGAAGTGGAACAGCACGAAGTCGATGAAGCGCATTCGCTGTTCCATGGCATAGGTCAACTTTGGTCTTCCGCATGGGGTCAGCCCCACCTTGACGGTGTCAGTCTCCACAGACGCTTCCTTCTATATAGTTGTCTTGCCGGTCAGGAATAGCGCGGTTTGAACGTCGCGCTGCGCACCCGCCGCTTGCTCTTGAAGTCGTAGTCGATGTTCCCCGGGTTGGCCTCCCGGTACATCGTGAGGTCCAACGAGGCGCACGGCAGGCTGATCCCGAAATAGGCGCACAGCTCGGGGCGCCCGACGTGGCCGTAGTGCTCCAGGAGGAAATCAATCAGGCGCAGGCGCTGCTCGATCGCGTAGTTCACCGTCGCAGCCCCGCTGCCACCGCCTCCCACGCCGCACCGGCCGACTTGCCAAAGCGTTCCAGGAGTTCGTCGCGCACGTTTGACGAAATGGGATCGTGCGGCGCCCAGTGCTTCTCGATCACCGCCATCGCGGCGTGCAGCAGGTAGAGGTAGCCGTCGTTTTGGCCCCGCGCCAAGGCGAGGTCGCTGACTGCGGTGTCCCGCTCTAGGCGCAGCGTTTCGGTGCGCCGATACAGCGACTCCAGCGGCTCTTGCATGGTGCCGGCCTTGGGGATCGCACAGGTCAAAGCTTCCGCCCAGCGGGCCGCTGCCCCCTTAACCCCATCGTCCTGCCCCTGCCAGTAGGTGGCGGCGTTCTCGTTGCGCCTGGCGCACTCCAGCTCCAGCCCCAGCTGCTCGATCTGGTCCTGCAGGGCCTGCATTTCAGCGGCCCAAGTGTCGGGCGGTTGGTTCATTCCCGCGGCGCCATTTGCGCTTGCATCAGCATGTCGTGCGCCCGGCAGTGCGGGCAGGCTTTGTGCCAATTTGGCGATGAGGTCAGTCGAGCGGTCATCTGATCGGCAATATCCACCGGGCTAAGGCGGTCGTCGGCGACGGTGCTGAGCTGCCATTCGTTCAGCTCTTTAGCGAGGACCGGCACGTATTCATTCGGGCTGAAAATGGAGTCCGTGCATACTGGCCCTGGTGCTTGGCGCTCCCAGTTGATCGGCTTTTCACTGCCGTCACCCATCATTTTCAACACATCGAAAGTCGTCACAGAGGCTGGAAATTCCTTGTAGTGCCAGCCGTTGACCATGAACGGGCAATCCCCCTCGGCGCGCAGGAACACGTACACATGCAGGGCGTCGGGGTCGGTTACGAGAAAACGCAGTTCATCGTGGAATACGGTGCAGTTGCCCATGATCAGGATTCCTTGGGTTCAGGGGTACGGCGGGCCAGCGGGCCGACCAGATGGCTTGGCGGGACGGGGCACGTTTGGCCGATCGGGCGCCACATGTGCAGGCAGTGCGGATGAAAATTCACATACTCACGCTCAGGCGGGTGGTACTGCAGCACCCAATCATTTGGCCCCCAAAACAGGTCCTTAACCGTACACATCACGTCCCAGGACGGGGTTTTGCTGGGGAAACTGACGCTGACGTGTTCCCACGATTCCTGATCGGAGGCAATCACCCGCGCCTGCAACACGGCTTGGGTGGCGGGGTCGCGTAGCGGAATGATGAACGCGCCGTTATTGCCGTGGGTGGCTTTGGCGCTGGCCAACATGCCGGCGGTGACGCGGAAACGCTCGGGGACTTTGAAAGCCATGGGGGCATCCTTGTTGTTTTTTGTGTCCGTGGTTCAGGGGTGCTGCACCTTGTCCGTCGCCATGATCTGGCGCTCGCGGCGGCGGGCCAGCCAACGGGTGGGCGACGGCAGCACGTCACGCAATCGCGTGGGGACGTAGGGGGTGTTGAGCTGCGCGACCAGCCGTTGGTGCAGCCACGTCAGCGACTCCAGCGCCCGGGAATGCGGCACGGCCATCGCCAGGCGCACGTCTTCGGGCTGACCCTCGAAGCCCTCCTGCAGCTGGGCGATGTCCTTGGCCACCAAGCGCGCATGGTCGATCCCACGTTGCTGGAAATCGGCCCAGCCCGCCAAACAGCCGAGCTTCCAGGACAGCCAGAGGGTGAGGAACAGCCCGAGGATCGGCATGTCCACGACCTTCGACCACACCTGGACGAAAACCTGGACCGCGATCAGGGCTAAGAAAATATGCGAGGTGAAAAACCAGCGAAGTGATTTCAAGTCGTAGTCCCTTACTCTTGTTTGAGCGACTGATACGGCACAACCCCGAGGCGTTCGGCCAGCCGGCTCACCAACTTCTGCGCCGGGGTCTGAAACTTCAAACTGGACTCTTGACGGTAGCGGCCATCGTGCCAGGTGACGTACTCGAAAAGCTCAAGCGCTTCGCGCAGCAGATCGGTGTCGTCTTCACCGCTGGAAACGACGGTGTCGTCCATCAGACCGATCAGCTGATGGGCCTGAAAGATGGCCGTGCGGGCTTGCTCGATCAACGGGGCGGCTCCCGATTTCAGCACCGCCGGGTGTGCATCGAGCAGGGAGTGAATCATTTCCTGCACGGTGTGGCAGCGGTCCACCCCTTCGATCTGATGACCGGAGTTGTAGGGTTGGGGAGCCTCACTGTAGGAAAACTCAACCCGCTCACCGATACGAACCAAACGGTTTTCGAAGTCATCGGCAAACCGGCTGTGCAACTGTCCGGTGTGGATGTTGCGGTAGATTTTGGTGTCGTGGCCCCGATCGGTACCGGCGCCAATGCAGTCACCCAGCAACTCGTAGGTGTCGTCTTTGCCGACGTACTGGTACAGCCCTTTCGGGGTGCTGTGTTGGGTAGGCGTGTTCAAGCGGCGACTCCCTGTGATGAAGCTATCCGTTCAGTCTAGGTCCACATTCGCGAGTTCAGCTTTTTCGGCCTGAATGCGGTTGTAGATTTCCTCGCGATGGACCTCGATGCCCTTGGGCGCATCAATGCCGATGCGCACCTGCAGGCCGCTGACACCAAGCACTGTGATGCGGATGTCGTCGCCAACGATGATGGTTTCGTGAATGCGGCGGGTCAGAATCAACATTGTCCTTCTCCTTGTTGTTTTTGGGATTTGTCCTGGTACTGGGCACAGCACGTTACATTTCTCGTACAAATCTGAACAGATGCTAACCGTAATATTATTAAATCGTTCAGACCCCTGTTCGTTCCCCGAGGTGGGGGTTAGAGCGCTTGCAAGGGCCGCCGAAAGCTGGCCCCCTTCTTGCTCCCACTGGCGTGCGAGCCCCTGCGTCCAGCCCCTGAAAAAAGGCCTTTCACACAACTCCACGCAATGGGGAAATCCCGGTTTCCCGGCTCCCACTCCCAGCTGGCGTTCCGCGCTTTCGAGGTTATGCGTTACAAGCGCCCTCGGCCCTTCTCGGCGCACGGCGGGGGTAGGTTTTGGGACAGTCGACGGCGCCTGTGTCTGGGTAATACGCCGCCCTGCCATTGCCTTCCCGACCTGTTTCCAGGTTCGTACCTCCCGGCTATACCGACCACCCTGAGAAGATCCCCTTGTGGGTGGTTTTACGCACTGCGGCCCAATAGGCGAACGAACGCCCCATCTTGATCCAGACGCGCAATGGAAGGGTTACGGGGGTGAGACGGGCATGGTTGAACACGCGATCAATTTTCGCGTATACTTTTTAGACCCGGTCTCGTATCCCGCCCGTTTAAGCAGAATTCCCCGAGACCTTGGCTGGCGGTACTTGCAATACCCACCAGTCCGAAAAGCCCTCGCCTAAACAGCGGGGGCTTTTTCGTTTACGGTCAATAGGATACGGAGCATTTAGGTAAAAAGACAACCAAGCATCCGTCTTTACCCCCCTTGACATTCACAAAAGTGCCATCGAAAAACACCGTTTGTCGGACAATCCATGGCGCCAAAGCCTTGTCAGGAAAGGTTCCCAGCACAATCGAAAAAATAGTGAAAAAAGTTTCAAAGGGGGGCAAAACACCCGCTTTTGAGGCCTCTGTTGCCTCAAAAACGAAGCAACGTAAAATTTTTTCGCGATCCTCGCCTAGTCTTTAACCCAAGGCCGCGAGTGTTTCACCTAACCGAAGACGGCCGAGCTGATTATCCGCATAGGTCTCCCCATGAGCGAAATCACCCTTGAAGCGCTGGTGCTTTACCGGCTGGACGAAGTACGTCAATCCGTTGTGGTGGCGGGGGTTTACACCCACCGCGACGAAGCCCAGGCCCACCTGGCCAGCCTGCCTGACAGCACCCATGCGTTGATCGTACCGATGACCATGGCCGACGCCCTGACCGCCCTGCGCGAGGAAGGCAAAGGCGAGTTTGAGCACATCTTTGAGCAGCGCCTGTCCCGCCTGGCGGAACGGGTTGGCCAACTCACGGCGGTGGTCACTGCGCAACACGCGGCGTAGGTCCAAGAGTGCTGGTTTAGACCCCTAGCGCTATGAAATTTAAGCGAAATCCGGGGTCGTAACCTACGCTTTAATGCAAGCGGCCCCAACGTAGGACCGCGTTCTTCACACGACCTACTTTGGGGTGCTTCATGGGCGCAATGACCGACTACCTGGAAAACAAGCTGATCGACCAGCTGTTTCGTAACCAGGCCTACACCTTTCCGAGCACGCTCTACATCGCCCTGTTTACAGCGAACCCTACCGATACCTCGGGGGGCACCGAGGCCACCGGCGGCAGTTATGCGCGAGTCGCGGTGACCAACAGCCTGGCCAACTGGGCCGGCACGCAAAGTGCGGGCAGCACGACCGCGTCCAGCGGCACCGGCGGCACCACGTCGAACAACGCCGCGATCACCTTTCCGACACCGACCGCCAACTGGGGCACGGTGACCGGTATGGCCGTGATGGATGCGTCGACCTCGGGCAACATGCTGTTCTACAGCGCACTGACGGTCAGCAAGACGGTCAACAACGGTGACCCGGCTCCAGTGTTTGCCATCGGCGACCTGACGTTCCAGATCGACAACTAATCCACTCCACCTTCGTCGAGGGGCCGTCGAGGTGTAGGGATGACAACGAAACTGTATTTGCACGCGGCCTCTCACGCCCTGACGGGCACCTTTCCGACAGGTGAGCAGTCCTCGGCTACGCCGAGCTGGAGCGCCACCGGCGCCAGCACCCTGCGCAAGATGGATACCACCATCGGCACCGCGCAGACATCGCTGTCCGGCACCTCGCTGGCAAACACCTCCCTGCAACTGCCGTTCATGGGGATATTCACCAGCCCCCCGTTGAACGGCAACCAAACCTTGAGCTGCGTTTTCCGGTTGAACGTCGCGTTAACCCAGTCAAACACTCAGATGAACCTGGGCCAGTACCTGTCTACCTGCCTGTACGTGTGGCGCCCGTCCACCGGTGCGGTGGTGGGAATGCTGTTTGACGGTCCCGGGACAACCACGGCTGTCTCGGGCGCTGCAGCACCCTCTGCAGCCAACACCGAGAAAGTCGACTGGGGTTCTGCCACCTCGCCCGGCACGACGGTCAGCGCACTCGACGGCGATGTGCTGATCTGCGAGGTATGGCCGGCGCTTTTGCAAGGCACTGCCGCGGCCTATACGGCGAACTTCTTTTTCGACGGCACCACAGAAAACGCCACGCTGAACGCCACGGTCAGCAACCACGCGAGCTTCCTCGACCTCGACGACAACCTGAGCTTCAAATCCACAGCCGCCCATTTGGCGGCGGCGCTGAGCAGCGTGTGTTCGCGCACGGCGGCGCTGACCACGGCGATCCACCCGAAGGCCAACGCTGCCGACCAGGTGACCGCAACTTCGGCGTTGACCACGGCGATCCGTCCGAAGGCGAACGCTGCCGGTCACGTAACCACAACTTCGGCGTTGACGACGGCAATCCACCCGAAGGCGAACGGCAGTAGCACGACAACGGTGAGTGCCGCTTTCACCACCGCGATCCGTCCGAAAGCGAACGGTAGCAGTGCAGCCACTCTCAGCGCCGCCATTACCACGGCGATCCGTCCGAAGGCCGCCGGTAGCAGTACGGCGACGGCCAGTGCTGCCATCACCACCGCGATCCACACCAAGGCTGACGGCAGTATCTCGACAACGGCTAGCGCAACCTTCACCACGGCGATCCGTCCGAAAGCCGCCGCCAGTAGCTCGACAACGGTGAGTGCCGCCTTCACCACAGTGATTAATCCAAAGGCCGCCGCCGCTGGCCAAGTGTCGGTGGGCGCCGCGCTCACCACCGCGATTCCGCTGCAGGCGAGTGCCTCCGGCGTCAGTGCAGCCACGGCCCGCCTCACCACGCACGACAACATGGTCGCCACGGTGAGTGCGCAGGTCGCCGCGACCGCAAGGCTCACCACACAGATCGGGCTGCTCGCGGCCTTGGCTGGCCAAGCCAATGCAACGGCAAGCCTCGGCACGCAGATCCTGCTCAAGGTCGACGCCAGTAGCCAAAGCGTGGCGACTGCCAGGCTGGCGGCGGCGATCGCGGGTTTGCGCGCCGCCCTGCTGGACCAGACAGGGGCTGCGGCCGTTTTGACCACGCGGATCGCACTCAAGAGCAACCCTTACAGCCATAACGCAGTGACAGCCAGGCTCACCGCTCTGGTGGTGCTGCCCCCTGCCGAATTCACAGCTACTGCGGGTGTGCTCACGTCAGTGGCCGTGGCCGGGGCCGTGCCAGTCCTCCCCCTCGTTGTTAGCACGACGACCAGCGCCGGTTTCAGCGTCACGGTCGACATCGCCTAAGTGGAGCGCCCCATGACTATCAGGATTTTTCGCAACACCTACGGCATCGACATCGACATCACAGTGGGGGTGGATCTGACCGACAAGACCGCACTGTCCCTGGACATTCGTGATGCCGCAGGAGTGACCATTACGTCCGCTTTGACGGTGCTGAACGCGGGAACGGGGGTGGTGCGTTACACCACAAAAGTCGGGGACATGCCGCTCTATGGCAGCTACTGGCTACAGGTCGTCATCGAGTTCGGGCCTGACGTGAAGCTGCGCAGCGAGTGGGTTGAAATCGCGATCGTGCAATAACCAAAACAATAAGAAAGGGGCGACACCATGGCACTGATCACACGCACACCGGAAATCGACAAGATCATTGCCGAGCTGATCGGCATCGAGGGGGACGGCGGCGGCAAGATTGATGCGAATGACGCCGGGGGTTCAACGAGATTCGGCGTGACCGAGGCAGTGGCCCGCGCTGACGGCTACAAGGGGGCGATGAAAGACTACCCCCGCGACAGCGCCGAGTTGCTGTACCTGCGCAACTACTTCGTCAAGCCGCACTTCGACGAGGTGCTGCTGCGCAGCCACCGACTGGCCGCCGAGCTGTTTGAAATCGAGGTCAACCTGCCGCCGGGTCAGGCCGCGACGTTCCTGCAGCGTGCGCTCAACGCACTGAACGACCCGGACGGCGACGGTAAGGTAAACTACCCTCAGCTGGAGCCGGACGGCAACCTGGGGCCGCAGAGTTTTATTGCCCTGGACGCCTTTCTGGCGTTGCGCAAGGCACAGGGCGAACACTGCCTGCTGGCCCTGATCAACTCCCAGCAGGCGGTGTATTACCTCGGCCGCACCGAGGCGAGAGCCAAAAATAAGGCGTTTATCTTTGGGTGGATCAATAACCGGGTGGCGATTTAAACGGAGCTTTGACATGCCGGTGCGAGCTGATTTGAGCGGAAAAATATTCGGCCACTTACTGGCCATTTCTTACTCGGCAACAAAGAGTGGGAACGCTATTTGGGTTTGCCTGTGCCGATGTGGTGCGCTCCCTGAAGTTGCAGCATGCCATTTAAAGGCGAGGCATACCGAAAGTTGCGGGTGCTACCAGGTCGAAAGGGCGAGAGCCGCCAAAACAACGCACGGGCACGGACACCCAACCGGCGCACGAAGAATAAGCCCCGAGTACAGTTCATGGCAAAACATGAAAAGCAGGTGTGAGCCGGGCAGGTCCACCGCGAAATACTGGGGCGACTTAGGTATTTCTGTGTGTGAGCGCTGGGCGAATTCCTTTGAGGCTTTTCTGGAGGACGTGGGGCGTTGTCCAGGCCCGGGTTATTCGATAGACCGCAAGAACAGCTCCAAAAACTACGAACCCGGAAATTGTCACTGGGCTACCCGCAAGGAGCAGTGTGACAATAGGGCCTCCTACGGATCTTGGCTCAGCCGTAAAGCGGGGGCTGAGACGGGCGCACATACCTGCAAAGGACGACCCACATGGATCTAGAAGACAAAGAAGCGATGCTGCGCCGGATACGCGAAAGCGCGGCGCAGAACCCCGAAACGCTGCGCCGCATGAACCAGATGCAAGGGATACTTGCGGGTGCGCAGTCGATCGCGGACCTCATCGCCGCCTACCGGGCGGGGTGTATCCCACCCAACGCCTCGGCGGACCAGGTCCGCGAAACCGAACAGGCGCAGTACGCGATCTGTCAGACGCTGATGAAAGTGATGCTGAACAAGTTCAACGAGGGCGGCGATGCGCCGCAACAGTGGATCGACGCGATCCTGACTGAAATTGACCAGTACGCCTCGCAGCGCCTTGCCCATCTGATGTCCCGCCCCGAAGGGCAGACCGGGCACTGAACCACAGAACATGAATTGTGAATTGTGAATTATGAATTGTGGCTACGACTGACGCGGCTCCAACCCTTCCCGCGCCTTGGCCAACAGCTTGGCGCGGCGGCGCTGGTTGCGCCATACCAGGTACCGCGCCGTCAGGCGCATCAGCACCATACCCAAGGGTGACAGCGTCAGGTAAACCAGCAGCAAGGCAATGCCGAACACGGCGCTCACGGCCTTGAGCGCGCCCATCACGACCCCCAACAGCCCGCTAAGCAAACGCCACACCTGCCCGCCGCCCGCCCCCAGTTCGATCGGTTCTTCCTGCCCCTCCACCCGAAAGCTTTCGGACTTGACCAGCAGCGCCCAAATGGCCCACACCATGGTCCGCCAGGCCTTGAACAACCCACAGCCCGGCACCGCTATTTTCAGTGCCACATAGTCGCTGATTCTCATTCGAACATTGCCCCTCTGATGAGTTCGTGGCACTGGGTTTGGGTGTACAACCGCTTTGAACCGAGGGGCATCCAAACCCCGTCAATCCGTACCCGGTAGTACCGGCCGCGCTGGTTCAGGATGACGGGCTCGCCGTCGCAGTTATCAAATTCTTCGGTCGGAAACTGTAGCGCTGCAAACAGTTCAATCTTGGTGGCGCTGCCGTTACGCCGAACCCGAACCACCGTGTCGGGTTTCCGCACTTCTCCCATTTCAGCCCTCCTGGACCGAGTAAAACGCAACCGCACCTATACTGGGAGATACCTTGCCTCGTATTTGAGGCAAGTCAAGCCGGGTGCAGGTTACAGCCAGAGGCCTGATTACAGGCCCGTCGTCCACATGGACACTGTAGCACTCGGGTTTTGCGACCTTGGGGGCTCTACCTTGTCTCAAACCAGTGTGATCTCTCGCACGGGGCGCGGCTCCGGCATGTCTGCCGAAGAAGAAGCGTTCCAGAAACTCGCCGCCAGCCTGATCAAACTGCCCTTCAACCCCGCCGTGTTGTGTGGCTGGCGGGCGTTTGCGGAATGGCTGGAAATCCTCTCCGGGCTGAGCCTGGTCACGGACGGCATGGCCGCCGATGGCCGCGGCCCCGCCGAGTTCATCAAACAGGCCACCACCTGCGGCTGGGTGCGTTTCGAACTGACCCGCGAAACCATCATGGTCCGCTCAAAAATTGCCTACACCGTCGAACCGCAACCGGTGCTGCTGATGCAGTCGACCGGCCTGGACCCGGACGAAGTTCGGATCTACGACAGCAAAATTCTACGGCGGGGCTGACATGAGCAGATTGTCTGATTTCGATGCGCCGGCCGTGCTCAAAGCGCCGCCGGAACCGCCCAAGGCCGAAGGGTTGCAGCCGATGCCGGACGCCCTGGACGCCATGGACGGCCCGATCGTGGGCATCAGCCCGCGCTCGGCGATGTTCGCCGAGACCGACATGGGCCGCACCGCTACCGGTCTGAGCGTGTTCATCCACGACTTCCTGCCGCGCCTGAACAAGGAGCAGCTGCACAAGCTGGTGTCCGCCCTGCCCGCCGGCACCCTGGAAGTGACCGGCCAAGGCTACGGCGCCGACTTCTCGCTGGCGGATGAAATGGGCTTGCAGATCGTCGCGGTGCAGAACCTGCGGCAGCACGTTTTTCCCAACGGCCACTTGCGCGAAGGCTGCAACGTGCGGGAGGCGAAAGAGGTGCTGACCACCTGCAACATCATGATCAAGACCCTGATGGACAACCACGCCCGGATCATGTCGATGGAACGCATGCGCGCTGTCGAAGCGGCGACCGTGGACATCCTGGTCGAGCTGAAGGACGAGCTGAAAGAGCAGTTCCTGGAACGCCTGCGGGTGCGGCTGGAGAACCTGCAATGAGCAGTGGCCTGCGCCCCGAGCTGGAAGTTTATCTGGAGCGCCTGCGCATGCAGGCTTATGACGCCCGGGATTTCAGCGGCATTCCCAAGTGGCTGACCAACCACACCACCGACCCGAAAGACCCGAGCCGGCCGTGGACCTTTCACGAACACGAATACCAGCCGGAGATTCTGGCCGACACCACCGAAGACGTGTCGATGCAGAAGTGCAGCCAGGTCGGCGCCTCGGAAATCTGGATTCGCATGATGTTGGCGATGATGGCGATCGCCAAGAAAATCACGATCATCTACATCATGCCGACCTCGGCGCTGGCCAAGCGCTTCGCCCAAGGGCGGATCAACCCGGTGTTGACCGACTCGCGGACCCTGAGCGCGATGATCGACAAGGATCTGAACAACAACGAACAAAAACGCATCGGTCGTTCGCTTCTGTACATCAGCGGCACCTTCGGCAGCGTGTCGGCGATTTCGGTACCGGCGCAGGCGCTGTTCCGTGACGAAGTGGATTTCTGTAACCAGCGGGTACTGACCACCTTCGATTCACGGCTTGGTCACAGCAAGGAAGGCGAAGGCCTCAAGCGCAGTTTCTCCACCCCCACGGTGTTCCGCTACGGAATCAACCTGATGTTCGAAAAGGGCAGCCAGGCGCACTACGCCACCAAGTGCCCGCACTGCCACCAGTACATGACCCTCGACTACTTTCGCGACGTGGTCATCCCCGGTTACGACGGCTCGCTGCGGGACTTCGAACGCTCCGACCTGCTGAACCCGGCGGTCAACATTCAAGATGCCTACTTCCTCTGCTCGCTGTGCCGGCACAGCCTCAAGCACCGCGACTTCATGAACCCGGCCCGCCGGCAGTGGATTCATACCTTCCCCGAGCGCACCGACAAGCACTCCTACCAGGTCGTCCCGATCGACGTGCCGGCGATCAACCCACTGGCGCGCACGCTGGCCTTGCTCGGCGAGTACGAGAACAAGAAGGATTGGGTGAACTTCAAATTAGGCTTACCGTTTGAGGATGCGCAGTCGTCGTTCCTCGACGAAGAAATGGTCAACTACGCCACCACCCTGCACATGCCGCGCCCCGAAGACGCCGAGTTCAGTGGCCTGCGCCTGACCTCGGGCACCTACCTCGGCCTCGACGTGGGCAAGACCTGCTGGCTGACGATCACCCTGCCCAACGATCGCGGCGGCGAGGATGTGCTGTATCAGGAACGTATCCGCCAGGACGGTGATAACTATGTCGGCAAGCGCACCATGCTGCTGTTCAAGCTGTTCGGCTGCGTCTGCGGGGTGGTCGACTCCGGCCCCGACTCGACGCTGGCCCAGCACCTGGTCAAGGAAGGTGGCGGCCTGATCTACGCCTGCCGCTACCACACCGGCCCGGCGAAATCCCTCAAGACCCTCGACGTACTGATTGCCCGCGACGAAGTCGAAGGCCTGGTGACGGTCAACCGCACCGCGCTCTACGACAACCTGGTGCGCCGGGTCAACAAAGGCCATACGCGCCTGACGAAGAACAGTTCGGAATACGAGCTGGCCCGCGCCCACCTGCGGGCCTTCAAGCGGATCGAGACCCACGACCAGGAATCCGGGGAAACCATCGTGCAGTGGGTGGCCACCGCGGACGACCACTACACCCACTCGCTGGGCTACGCCGATGTGGCGCGGCGGATCATTTCCGTACCGCCGAAAGAACTGGATGTGCCTTACATCCCGACCCTCGGGGTGGTGCGGCTCAAGTCCGAAGAAGACGTAAAGGACGAAACCGGCCTGTGGCTGCCACCCGGTTTTAAACGGTAAACCCCTAAGTATTGCGGGTTTTTTGACCTCCGCAACCACCGTTTCGGAAACCACGTCTACGCTTTACGAATAAGAGCGGGTTTCACCATAACCGCCGGGCCTTTGGGGGGCCAACACAAGTGCCTTCAGCAATCTCGCAACCTATTGTTCTGCCGCGCTCGCTCGTGAACAAAGCCGTGACTGAAACGGTCTTTGATCGCGCCGGGGCGGACCAGGTTGTGCCGCGAGATAACCGCCAAACGGTCAACGAAGCGATCAGCGCCAGTCGGGCACGGAACAGCCTGATCGGCTCGATCCGCGAGCTGTATTCCCGCGAAGGGACGTTCTCGTCGGCGGCCTTCAGCTTTGTCGAAGTCGCCCTGAGTGGCTACAGCGCAAAGGCCTACAACACCCAAACCGGGCAGTTCGATCTGGCCGGCAGCCTCATGGCTCGGCAAATCATCGCCGGCTTCGACACCCTGTTTGACTACAGCCAGGGCTACGGCGACAAGACCAGCTTTGAAAGCCTGCTGGAACAGTCCCTGCTGGAAGTGGTGTTGACCAGCGCCCTGTGCCAAGAGCTGGTGCTGGATAAGGCGCGCTTCCCGACCAAGATCAACACCATTCCCTTTGAGACGATCGACTGGAAGAACGTCGGCAGCGGCCCCAAGGCGAAGAAGGTGCCGCAGCAGAACCGCAGTCAAGGCGACCCGGTGCTGCTCGATGTGCCCACGGTGTTCATCAGCGAGCTGCATCGTCAGGCCAACCGCGCCTATTCCGACTCGATGCTCTCGGCCGGCGTTAACAACACCTACACCTACGGCGAGTTTCTGGAAGAAATGCGCCGCGCCGTGCGCCGCCAAGGCCACGGCCGCCTGGTGCTCAAGATTTCCATTGAGACAGTGATGGCCGCCCTGCCCCCTGAAATCAAGGCGGACAAGGAAAAGTTGCAGCAAGCGCTCGATGCGGTGAAGTCCAAGATTGAAGAGAACCTGAAAGGCATGAACCCCGAGGATGCGTTAGTCATTTACGACACCGTGACCCCGGACATGCTCAAGGCCCAAGGCGAGAAAAGCGACTACGTGCCGCTGATCGAAACCCTGTCCGGCCTGCTGGCCACCTCGCTCAAATCGAACCCGTCGATGCTCGGCCTGCGGATGCAGGGCTCGCAATCGCTGAGCAACACCGAATCGCTGGTGTTCCTCAAGATCGCCAACGCCGCCCGCCGCCCGGTCGAAACCAACCTCTCGCGCATTCTCACCTTGGCCGCCCGCCTGTACGGCGCCGACGTGTACATCAAATTCCGCTTCGACCCGATCAACCTGCGCCCGGATCTGGAGCTGGAAGCGTTCAAGACCATGCGCCAGGCGCGGACCCTTGAACTGTTGTCCGAAGGCTTTTTGACCGACGACGAAGCGGCTTGGGACCTCGGCACTGGCCCACGCGCCCCGGGTGCCCCGCCGCTCGCCGGCACCGGCTTCCGCCGGAGCAGCGGCGGCATCAATGCCAACGACGCCAGCCCGAACGCCGACCCGCAGGGCCGCGCCCTGCAATCGAACGAACCGAAAAAAGCCGGAGGCGCGAGCCAATGACCGCCAAACGCAGCAAGTCGCCCCGTGGCCAAAACCTGCAGCTCGGCGACATCTGGTATGGCGACGACGACAGCATGCTGTCCGCCCGCACCAGCCTGACGCAACTGACCGCGCTCGACCCCAAGATGTATGCCGGCGGCGATGACGAAGACGAAACCTTCGACGGGTTCCCCGAGTACGGCTACATGCTCGCCCGCCACGGCGACATTGCGGTGTTAAACATCAGCGGCAGCATGGTCAGCAAGGAAACTTTCTACAACCGCTATGTCGGGCTGTGCTCGTACCAGGAAGTGCGCAACGCCGCGATCGTCGCGGCCGAGTCCGGCTGCCGCGGCCTGCTGCTCGACATCGACACCAACGGCGGCAGCGCCGAGGGCATCGGCGAACTGACGGACTTCCTGACCGAGTTCGATAAGAGCGTGCTCCCGATTTACACGTACACCGGCACCAAGATGCTGTCCGCCGGCTACTGGGTCGGCTGCATCGGCCGCAAAGTTTTCAGCTCCGCGATGGCCGTTAACGGGTCCATCGGCGTCGTGAGCGCACATTTCAGTTACGTCCGAATGCTCAAGGAACAGGGTATCGACGTAACCATGCTTCGCCAGGGCGAGTTCAAAGCGTTGGGCTCCCCCTACGAAAAGCTGGACGACAAGGCCAAGGCCGACATCGAGGCACGCATGGGGAAGTTCTACGACCTCTTCCTCTCGCACGTCTCTACGCACCGAGGCATCGCCGTACCGGCGCTGATCGAAACCTCTGCCGAAGGGCGTGTCTTCATGGGAGACGACGCCGTAGCAGTGGGGCTAGTAGATGGCATCACCACCTTCGACAAGGCGGTTTCCGCCGTGATGAAACTGGTGGGCGATCGACAGCCACAGGTCTCTGTACTCACCCCCTCAACCTACTTAGGTGTGGATGATATGAAGCGCAAACTGACTGACGCGGGCCAAGCGGCCGTCGCTTCGGGGATGCAGGAGAAGCTGGCCTTGGCTGACCCAACCCTGTCCGAAGAAGTGAAAGAAAAAACCAAAGCTGAACTGGAAGCGGAACAAGCTGCTGCGCTCGCCGCCGCTGCTGAACCGGCTCCGGTAGATCCGAAAGCTGAGCCAGAAGCTGCCCCGGTCCCTGCCGCGAAAGCTGAGCAACTGTCCGATCAAACCCTGGACAAAATCATTTCGCTCTCCAGCGATCTGGCCGACGCCCGGGGCGAAGTGAAGCGCCTGCAAGCCAGTGAATCGGAGCGCTCGGCCAGCATGAGCACCCTGATGAAAATCTGTGGGGATGCCATCAACCGCATGGAATTGCCGTTGAGCCGTAGCCCTACCAGTTTCACCGGCATGAGCGCGGAAACCCTGATCGGTACCTACCACCGCACGCTCAGTGACTTCAACTCGCGGATGAAGATCGGCGCGCAGGCCGAAGTACCGGGCGAAAGCGACCTTGGCGACCACAAGAAGACCAAGGCCTACGTTCCGAATGCGGACTGCGTGAAGCTCTAACACAACACTTTGGGGGATAGATTCATGACTACTTTCGTGTATGGGGAAAGCGTAACCGACGCACTCAAAGACACCGTTTCGGCGGCTTTGGGTGCCAGCTCGTCCGCGCCTTTCGGTAACAACGACATCGGCAAAGCGGTGAAGCGCGGCACCGCACAGAACTACGTGCTGTGCGCGGACAACGACACGATCGAGGGCTTTGTCGCCGCGATCGAGCCGAGCACTGTCAACGACGGTTTCAGCTTCGGTGCTGTCCAGCGCCGCGGTCGCAAGATCGCGCAAGTGGGCACCGGCGAAACCGTGACGCTGAACGGCTATGTCGTGGCCTACACCCAAACCGCACTGGGCACTGCCGGCTATCCGCAGGTGGCGCCAAAACCAGCGGTAGTGGTGCAGGTCGATGCAACACCTGCCCCGGATGAAGCCACGATCCCAATGCCAAGCCCATACAACTGGCAGGTGGTCCGCATCATTTCGGGCACCGGCGTTGCTGGCGATCTGGTTCTGCTTGAGCGCGTGTGAGCGCCCAACCACACAGCTTTTTGGGGGAAATAGAAATGAGCGACCTTCAAACCAACCTCAAGGTGCGCAACGCCGAGGGGAACCTGATCGAGGTGCCGTTCCACGTACAGATGTACGCGGAAGCTTCGCAAAAGGGCCTGTCCCTTTCGCAGCACCTGAACCAGCTGTACGGCGAAAGCACCGACCTGGTGAAGTACGGCGACGTGCTCCAACAGGCCATGCTGCACTCCGGCATGTTGACCAGCACTGACCACCGCATGGGCATGCGCCCACCGAGCATGAAGGAAATGCTGGAAACCGGCATTCAGCTCGGCTCGATCACCCGTGGTGACGGCTCCGACCGCCACACCGTGGCTGGCCGCATGCTCTACCCGGAAATCCTGATGCGCGCCATCGAGTCGAAATTGCGAGACGACTACGGTGACCTGCTGGGCACCTGGGCAAGCTTCATCGCTCAAACTCAGACCGTGACCGGGCCGAAGTTCGATCAACCGATTATCAACATCACCCGTCCACAAGGCACTGCGTCGTCTCCGATCGCGCAGCTCGCTGAACCGGACGTGATGCTGAGCATCACCACCTCGGAACGTTCGAACAGCATCCCAACCAAGTCGATCGGCCTGCTGATTTCCGATCAGGCCGCGCAAGCGTCGACTCTGGACCTGGTGAACCTGGCCATGACCGCACAAGCCCGCCAAGAGCGTGTGCGCATGGTTGAGAGCGACATCGCGGCGATCGTTGCCGGCGACGTTGACCGCGGTGAAACCGCCAAGGTCAGCTTTACCGCTGACTCGCTCGACCCGGCCGGCATCACTGCCGCAGGTCAGATGACGCACAAAGCCTGGGTCAAATACATGCACAAGAATCGTCGCCAGATGATGACCTTGGGCGGTATCTGCGACCTGGACACCGCGATGGCGATCGAGGCGCGCTCCGGCAAGCCGACCCGCGACACCGTGTTCGTCAAGGAAGCCGAGGCGTTCAACCAGGGCATCACCGTCGACAGCCTGACCGGTCCTGATCCTCGGATTTTGATCGTCGATGACGGTGTGATCGCGACCAACACGTTCGTTGGCCTCGACACCCGCTTTGCCCTGCGCCGCGTGATCAACATCAGCGCCCAGTACAGCGCGATCGAGCAGTTCGTGCTCCGTCGCGCCACGGCGTTCCGTGTGGACTATGGCGAAATCACCCACAGTCTTTATACCGATGCCTTCAAGGTGATGACCCTCACACTGTAAGGTTTGGTTATAAGGCAAGTGATCGGAATCGGGGGGTCGCAAGACCCCTCAACCCACACGGAGCAGAGACATGACACGCCCTAATAAGCCAAGAGACGAAGCAACAACCGACGCCGAAGCACCGGCCGCTGCGCCTGCACCTGCACCTGCGCCTGTGGCAAAAAGTGACTGGCCAAAATTTCTCAAGTCGACGACCTCGTTCGGCTACACCGACCCTGTGACCAACATCCACTACAGCCCGGTGGCTGCGGTGCGGGTTGACGCTGCGCCATCTGTAGGCAGCTGGCTGGCGATTCAGATGGCCGCCAAATTGATTGGCGAAGCCTAATGACCGCCCTCGGCTCGTACACCAACACCGACGCAGTGCGCGGTTGCCTGGGTGTGGATCAGGACGACTGCCCTGATCGTTACATGGTGGATTCGCAGGTCGCCCTGGAACTGAGCCTCGACCTCGACGGCTGGTTGCCGACGCACGCCGCGCTGTTCACCGCCGGCACCACGGGCACGCCGACCACCACCGCCAAGGCGATCGCCGACCGGCTCAAGCTGTACGCGCAGTGGTTCGTGGCGTTGGAATTCGCCAACCGCCCGCTCGCCGTGCCGCAGATCGTCACGGACGGCAAGGCCCAGCTCGACCGCTTTAAGGTCGACCTGAGCAAGGTGGCGGAACTGGCCGCCAGCAAGGTGGCCAAGTACAAGAACGAGTTGCAGGGTGCGGTCGACGGTTCGCAAACCGTGGCGCCGTACACCAACTACGTCAACGTGGCGACCCCTGGTGCCGACCCTGTGACCGAGGTGATCCAGTAATGTCCGACCTCGCCCGCGCCCTCGGCCGCTTTGCCCACACCCCCTTGCTGGGGTGGAACGCTGCGACCAGCGTTTGGGACGATACCGGCCTGCGCGGGCGCCTGCAGGTCTACGACCGGTTTATCACCGAGCGCGATTTCGGGCAGCGCAAACGCATCCTGACCCTTGCCGGGGATCAGGACTTGCCGGCTAATTATGCGGTGATCCGCCTCGGCAACAGCTCAACGGTGTACATGCTGGAAAGCCTCAACAAGGACATCGAAGGCGCGGACGTATACGGCACCACCTTCGCCCTGCACCAGGCGCCGTTCCATGTGCATGTGTGCAAGGAAGTGGTCGAAACCCTGCAGTCCGGGGCCAAGCGCAAGACCGGTGCCGAAGAGGTGTTGTTTGACACCTGGGTCAACTTGTCGCGCTACTCGGCGGTGGACTCGCGGGAATTCCCGCTGACCGACTTCACCATTTACACCGTGTATTTCCCGCGCAACGTCGTCGCCACCACCGACATGTACGTGCGCCGGTTGGATAACAACGAACTGCTCGACATCACCGAGGTTTTCCAATCCCTGGAAATCCCAGCCGCGAGGGTCCAACGCCGTGGCTGAAGACTTTCCACTGATCGTCAAAGGGACGATCGACAAGCTGGTTTCCGACAAGTGTGCCGCCCTGCAGGGGCAGTACCCCGGCCTGCTGTGGGCCGAAGTCGACGACATGCTGCAAACCGATGCCGCGTTCAAGGGCCAAGGCCCGGCGCTGCTCTGGCAGTTCGGGTCGTTTGTCCCGGACCCGCGGGCGCCGCTGTACGAGATTGAATTTTCGGTGGGGGCACGCACCGTGGCCGACCCGAGCAACTACGCGCTGATCGACCTGGTGTCGCAGATCCGCGATGTGTTCCGGGCGGACCAGGAGTTCCAGCTGTTCAACTACATCCTGTCCACCGCCTCGCCAGCGGACGCATTCAGCAAGGGTTTTGTGCGGGTGATTTCCAACGAGATTTCACCGCAGATGTTCGATCGCCAATCCGGTATCCGCTACGCGGTGATCCGGGGCAAGGCGGTGAACTTTGGCTAACAACACCACCGTCAGCTTTGAACTCAATGAGGGCGCGCTGCGCGCCATGGTCCTGCAACACAAGGGCGTTCTGGCGGCGATTACCGAGCGCGCCAAGGGCAAGCAGGCTGACTTGGAAGTGATCGGCACCAACTTCTACCAGGCGGCGCTCGCGGATACCCAAAAGGCGCTGAACGACGGGGTCCAGGGCGCGAGCCAGCCACGCAGTCGGCTGCGGGTGCGCCTGCCCGGCGGCCGGCATGTGCAGGTCGCGGTGGACTGGAAGCCGCTCAGCATTGACTGGCGCGAGAACAAGCGGGAACGGGCAATGGGCAACTACAAAGGCAAGTTGCGCAGCATCGGCCCCCGGGTGTTCTGGCTCGACACCGGGACCTTGCGCAACTCTTTTGCGGGTTGGGTTCCCGGTAAGGCGGGGATGACCAAATCCAAGCCGCGCATCCAATTACTGAGCAATGGGGATTTCCAAGTGGACCACCCCCTTGCTTTCAAAAAACTGTCTCCGGCCTTCCTCGATCAAGCGCTTCGTAGGGCGCTGATCGCGGGGGCTGAAGCGGGTAGGCGTGGGGCTATGCCGGAACCACTGGGCAGAACGAACAGGGAGGACGGTGTTTACCGTGCGTTTTTGACCGAGGTTCGACGGCCGCTCATGCGACCACTGGCCATCAGGCTGGGCAAGGCAATGCAAGAACAGATGACCAAACTACTTCGTAGGAGATAAAGCCATGTCTTTGGGCTCGCCAGTCACAAACAAATTTCAGATCGGGACCGCGGAACTCAGGGTCGGCCCGATGACCTCGGCCATGAAGCTGCTCCAGACCCACTCCGTGGGCTTGGTCGACAGCTGCTCGGTCACCATCGGCCAAGAATCCGTCGACCTGGAAGGCGGCTTTCCGAAGCAACTGATGGACAGCGCGGTGGTGCGTCAAACCGCCGAAGTGTCCACCGTGCTGCGCGAATACTCGCGCCGCAACCTGAAAATCGCGATCGGTGATGGTGTGACCACCGCTGTCGCGGACGTGGCCACCACCGTGGGCACCGCCGCTTCGGCTGCGGCGACCTCGTTGACCCTCGTTGCCGGTACCGGCATTTCGGGCAGCGACCTGATCGTGTCGTACAAGGTCAACACCCCGGAGACCGTGCAGATCCTGCGCGTGGCTTCGGTGTCGACCAACACCCTGACGTTGGACACCGCCACCCCGCTGCTGTTCGACCTGGCGGTAGGTGATCCGGTGTTTGTCGCCAAGCAGGTGGCGATCGGTGCGGTTTCCCAAACGAACTACATGGCTGCGGCCATCGTTCAGAAGGAGAATAGTAGCGGTAGGCCATTAGTCTGGAATTTCTGGAAAGCGTCTATCTCGGGCAACCTGGAGTACGCGACCAACGCTTCGGACTTCGCCAGCACCACGATGACCCTGAAATGCCTGCAGCCGGCAGCGGCTGAGTACGGCGTCGGGGCCAACCTGGCGCACCTGTCCAACATCATCCCAACCCACCCAACTGGCTTCCTCGCCCTCGGCGGTAGCTAAGTCAGGGAACGCGACAGGGGCCGGGCGCTGCCCGGCCTTTTTCCATCAGCGATCGGAGGTGTGCGATGTCGTTGTTCCGCGTCAGCAAGCCGAAGATCACCCTGCTGTTCAAAGAGATTTTGGGCGAACTCATCGAGCAACAACCCGACTTGCTTCTGTGGGTGGCGATCGAGCTGGCCGCCGAACAGGCAAAGCTGCCCTGCCCCAACATCGAGGCCCTGGCGCAGCGCCTGCTGGAAGAAAACAAAACCCCCGCCACACCGACGCAGCCCGGCCCCAAAGGCAATGGCTACGGTTCGGCGTACACCGCGTGGCTGAATTCACTGAAGACCGACCAGCTCTGCCTGTGGCTGGCCGACTACGACCCGCTGCGGGCTCAGACCCTGTACTGCGAAGTCGACATGGACCTGGTCAAGTCCATGATCGAGTTGAAAACCGCGCACGTTTGGCAAGACCTGCGCACCCGCTTTGAAGCCTGTCTACTCGGCGCGGGCGGGAAGCTGACCAGCCAGAACGAATCAGTCCACGACATCGACATGACCGACAAGGCGTCGGTGGATTCGATGATCGATATCATGAAAAAACTGGGGTTCTAAGACATGGCCGGCGAAAATATCATTATCAGAACAATGATCCGGGCAGGTTTCAAACTCGAAGGGGAGGACCTGGCCAAGGCCAAAGCGTCTCTGAAGGAACTCGGCGAGGCGTTCGACCTGAAACCCGCCAAGACGCAGGCTAAAGAACTCGGCAAACTGCTCACCCAGGTCAAGAAAGATAAGACGCTGTTGGACCGGGCGGCCACCGCCCCGGACAGGCTGACCCGTGGCCAGCAAGCGCGGCTGCCGGAGGCGTTTGGCCGACTCAAGACCTTTCAGGACCAACTGGGCAAGCTGGCCAACACCCTGCGAAGCGCAGGCAACGCCAACCAGGTCCCGATGTTCCAGCACCTCACCGGGCTGGAAAAGATCATGGCCAGCCTGGGGGCGACCTCCAGGAACATCTCGCCCCTGATCGACAACGTCACCAAAAGCTTCAAGGCCAACGCCACCGCCGTGCGCAAGGCGCAGACCGACACGGTGCGCGATCAGCGCCTGCGGGAAAATCAGGCGCGCACCGCTGAAACCCTGGAACGCGCTCGCCGCACGCGGGCGATCCAGTCGCCGGAAGGGCGCAAGGCGTTCCTCACCGCAGCCCGCGGTAACACCGGCGCGATTGAAACTGCCGCCAGCGCCAAACAAGGCCGCGCCTTCGCCGCTTCGGCGCTGGCTGCCACAGAACGGGCGGTGCAACTGGAGCGCTCCCGCCCGGTGCAGGACCCCCGTGCCATCGAGCGCGCCGAGCGCAAGCTGGCCCTCTCGGCACAGGCGTTTAGCGACCTCGACACCCGCGCTGGCCAGCTGACCTCAATCGAGGCGCTGCGCAATAAGCAGTCCAAGCTGGACCGTGACAGCGAAATCGAGGGCCGCAATCGCCCCGAGGCAAAGGCGGCTCTGCGCTCTGCCCTGCGTGGCGACCTGACCGCCGTTACCTCTTCGGTGGAAGCCAGCAAGGGCGCGTCCTTTGCCCTCAAGGAGTTGAACGCCCGCAAGCAGATCCACGCCCTGACCGAACAGGTCTTTGGCGAGGAATCCAAAGAAGCGCAGCGCACCGGTCGCCAGCTGGCGGCGCTGTCGGAGGCCTATGCCGGGTTGACCAAGCGGGTCACTGACCTGTCGGAAGTCGAGAAACTGCGCAAGACAAACAACCGCAAGGCCGATCAGCTGGCCCTGAAAGAAGCCGAAGTGGCGCAGACCCGTGCCACCCGGGGCCGCCTGCTGCGCCCTGGGCGCACCGCGCTGGAACAGGCCGGCGGCATCGGCGCCGGGGTCGACGGGTTCGGCAATGTCGATGCCGCGAAGAAAGCCCAAGCCTACGTCAAGGGCGAACTGGGCGACTTGATCAAGTTGCAGAATGCGTATGCGCGCACCTTCGGCGTCACCAGCGACCAGGCCAAGACAGCGGCGATCGAGGTCGAGCGCTATGGCGAGTTCCTGCGCAAACTGGAAACCCGTATCCAGTCGCTGGGGGCCACGGCCAACACCCAGGCACAGATCGACAAGCACGCGGAAGCGGTGCGCACCTCGGAAGAACGCCGCCGCAGCCACGCGCTCACACTGGCCAACGGCAAACAGCTGCTGGAGGAAGCCAAGGGGGATTTCACCGGCTACACAGACCGGCGTGCCCTCGCCCAAGCCAGGAACTTCGCCAACGCCGAGTTGACCCAGCTGCGGAAGCAGCAGGAATCAGCGGCTCGCACTGTCGGGGCGAGCGGCAGCGAGTACATCACGGCGCGCAAGGAAGGCGACGAATTCGCCAAGACCATCGCCCTGATCAACCAGCGCCTCGACCACCTGGCGACCACCATTCGCAGCATGCCGAAGCTGAACACCTTCGACAGCGCGAACAAGCACCCCGAAGGCAAGCGGATCTACGAAGCGGCCCGGCAAAACCCCAACGGGCTGGCTGAACTGGAGCCGGAACAGGCCAAGCAGGCCCGGGATTACGTGCGGGCTCGGCGCAACGAACAGGCGAGCTTCGGCAAGGGGCTGTCCAAATCCGGGGCGAGCAAAGCCGACATTGAGGCGGCGGCAACTGCGACCCGTGGCCTGTCCGATGAACTGGCGATTCTGGCCAAGGCTGCCGCCCCAGCCAACGAAGGCATGGGCTTGTTCCAGTCGACCCTGCGCTCGTTCCTCAAGTACGCCGTAGGCTATGCCGCGCTGTACGGCTTGTCCGCCGCGCTGGGTGCGCTGGCCAAAAATGTGATCGACCTGCAGACCGCCTTCCTGGACATCCAGGCGGTCACCGGTTCCACCGATGCGCAGATGGGCAAGCTGTCGCAGACCGTGCTCGATGTCGCGAAGAACAGCAAGTTCTCGCTCAGCGAACTGACCGAGGCCGCCAAGGTGCTGGCGCAGGCCGGCGTGTCGGTCGAGGACATGAACACCACGTTGAAGGCCACCGCGGACTTTGCCGCGGCCACCGGCTCCAACCTGCAGGTCGCGGCGGATCTGATTTCCACCACCCGCTCGGTGTTCAAGGAACTGTCGGATGACGTGATCGCCAACCAGCTGGCCAAGGCGATCAACATTTCCAAACTGACCGGCGAGGATCTGAAAACCATCCTCTCCCTCGGCGCGCAGACCGCCAAGTCGTTCGGCCTGACCTCCGAACAGTTCCTCGCAGCGGTGTCCACCCTGCGTAACGCTGGCCTCAAGGCCTCCACCGCAGCCACCGGCCTGCGTTCCGGCATGCTGGAAATTTTCAGCCCGGACCTCAAGCTGACCAAGGCGCTGCAGGAACGCTACCGCGCCATGGGCGAGGACATGGGTGCCGAAGCCGTGAAGGCGCGCTTCTTCGCTTTCAGCAAAGGCCGCGCCCCGCTGCAGGCGGCACTGACTGAACTGAAGCGCCTGGGCTTTAACGATGAGGGTGAATCTACCCTGTCGCGGGCCTTCGACATCCGGTCGAGCAACGCCATCAAGGCAATGATCGGCAACCTGGAAGAGCTGGCCGCCAACGAATCCAAGATCACCTTTGGCCGCGCCGCCGCGGAAGGCGCGGACACCACGATCAAAGGTCTGGACGCCAGCTTTACCCGTCTGAAATCGACCATCACCGGTTTTGCCTACAACCGTAGCGAGGGCATTCTCGGGTTCTTTGCCGCAGTGTTTGACTCTGCCGACAAGGCAATCCAGAAGCTCGACGAATACGCCCTCAAGAAGCGAGCGGCGGGCGAAGGCGGCTTGGCGAAGGCGGGGGAACTGATCCTGGGGGGCGCCCCTCGCCAGATTTTGCAATTCGCTTACAACAACACCTTTGGCCGGAAGTCCGCCGAGGAAAAGGCGGCGGCGGAAGCCGACGACCAGGCGACTGCCCAAGGTCAGCTCCTGAACCTGCAGGAGGACCAGTTCCAGAAGTACGACCAGGCCGCCAAGACCTGGGACATCAAAATGGCGGAACTCGGCAAGAACGTGGGGTCCACGGCCGAATCCCTGCTCACGGCCAGCCGCACCGCCGACGACCTGAACGCGGCGATCAGCAATGTGTTCGGCACCAACCTGAGCAAGTCCAACGAGCAGGTGCTGGAGCTGGTCAAGAGCTACACCAAGCTGGCCCCCAGTGAGCGCGCCGATCAGCTGGAGGTGTTGAAAACCCAGTTCCCGCAAATGGCCGCGCTCATTCAGGGCATGACCACGGCCGAGGCCGATCGCGCCCTGTACACCATTGAAGAACTGGGCAACACGGTCAGCGGCACCCTGAAAGGTATGACCGACCAGCTCAACAACAAGCTGGTCAACGCCCGCAAGACGCTGGAGAAAATGGACGGTGCGGCCCCCAGCAACGATCAGGAGCTGGAAGCCCAGCTGTTCCAGCAGATCGTGGCGCAGTCTGAGTCGTTGCAACAGATCCTGGCTGGTACCAGCAAGGAAGCCATGGACATGCAGCTGGGAATTCTCCAGCAGGCTGCACAGTCCCTGGCCGATCAGATGCGGGCGAACGGTGCCGTCAACCCGCTGGATGACAACGCCAAGAAGGTGTCCCAACAATTCATCCAGCGGATCAAGGCGATTTCGCTCAGCGACAACAAGAGCACCGCCGAAGCGGACATGCGCGCCGCGGTGACCGAACTGCTGGCCCGCTTCCACGAGCTGGACGGCGCTGCGGTGGGTCACCTGCAGGAAATTCAGGGCGCCCTGTTTGATGCGTCCAACCAGCTCAAAGGCGGGCTGATGAAGAATCTGCTGACCCTGTCGGTCGGCAAAATTCAGGAGACGCTGGACACTCAAGCCACCAAGGTCTTGCAGGACACGGCCGATCGCGTGAAGTACGGCGACACGATCGCCAAGACCTTCAATAACCCCAAGTTCAAGGAGTATCTGAAAAAGACCACGGACGCGAAGACCGGCGGCGTTCAGCAGCTGTTCAGCGACATCAGTGCCGGCGGGCTGCCAGAAGAGGAAGCCCGGGGCAACACCCAGCGCTACCAGTTCACGGCGGCAAAAGTCAAAGAGTACAACGATGTCCAGTTGCGCCAGGACCAGCTGGTTGAACAGACCACCAAGGAAACCGAGAAGCAGCTGGCGCTGGAAAAACGCCGCACCAATGCCGCCGAAGCCTACGACGACGCCAAAACCAACAAACAATTTGGCCTGGCCAAAGCCCGACTGGCCGAGCTAACGGCAGCTGAAATCGCGATCGAGGAACGCAAGCTGCAGGACGCCAAGGACGCGATGCCGGCCGACGTTACCAAGGACCCGGAGAAAAACAAGGCGCTGATCAAGGACCAGGTCGAGGCTGAGGCGCGCATCAACGCGCTGAAAGAAAAGCAGGCCAAAGAGTCGGAGAAAATCGACCGCGAATCGGCCAAGGTCGAACTCGGTCGTGGCCAGCGGCAGAAGACTGGCGAGGCGACACGGCTGAAAGGCGTACTGGACAGCGCCACCAACCTGACGCCGCAAGGGACGATTGACTCGACGATCGAGCAGTACGACAAGGTCAACGCCGAACGCCTGGCCCTGTTTGAGAAACAGCTGAAGCAGCAAGGGACCATGACCGAGCTGTCGGCCGCCGAGATTGAAGAAAAACGCAAGTCGCTGGCACCCTACAAAGAGCAAGCGGCCTACCTGGAGCTGGTGTTCCGCCGTGAGCGTCAAGCCCGCGACGAAATCGACTCCCTGCTGGAACGCTCGCTTACCAGCGGCAACCTGCTGAATGACGCACGGCTTGAAGACAAGGGCCTGATCCCCGGCGACCGCACCCAGCGCCGTAATTACCTGACGGATCACCAGGGGTTGTTGCTTGATAAACGGGCCAACGCTGAGCACGCACTGGGCATCGCACAAGCGCAAGTTGCCGACCTGGCGCCGAAAGCCGAAGAAGACCAGTACAACAAGAACATCGCCGAGTCGCTGGCCAGGGCGCGGGCAGAAGTTCTCGACCTGCACCGGGTCATCGCCGGCACCAACACCGAGATTGGGCAAGTCGGGCTGGCCCTGGAGCGCGTCACCGGCACCTGGGAGTCGGGGTTCAAGCGCGCCTTCGACCCGAACCTCATCCAGCGCACTCTGGAACAATCGGAGTCGTCGCTTGAGCACTTCGGCGAGACCATCAATGACCATGTAGTCACCGCGATTGAAGGTATCGGCGATGCCTTTGCCGATGCCGTGGTGGACGGTAAAAGCCTCGGCAGCACCCTGGACGATGTGTTCAAGCAGCTCTCCAAAGAGACCATGCGCACGCTGATCAAGACGCTCAGCAACGAGACGATCGGCAGCCTCACCGGCACCCTGTTCGGCAGCAACAAGGGGCCTGGGCAACAGCAGCAGGGGGCGATCCCTGCGCTGCTCGCCCGCTTCGGCTTGGGTGGGTCACCGAAGACAGGCGAGGCCACTAACACCACCTCGCAAGCGGCTCAGCCGGGCAGCTTCATGGACAGTGTGGTCGGCGTGCTGACCGGCAACACTACGACCGAGAAAGACGGCAGCTGCCTGCCGAAAGAAACCGCCGAGGCAATGAAGAAAGTCGCCGCCGGCCCCGGGCTGGACAAGCTGGTCGAAACCGAGGGCAAGGGCTTCTTCGAATCGCTGGGCGGGGGCTTCGTTGGCCTGCTGGACAATGTCACCAGCGGTTTCGGCAAGGTGTTCGGCAACATCGGCGGGCTGCTCGGGCTGGGCAGCTCCACCGGCGCTGGGCAGGCGACCGGCCTGTTCAGCCTCGGTACGATGGCGGCGGGCATGTTCGCAGGGGGCGCAGGGGGCGCAGCCACTTACAAGGGGGCCTTTGGCTTCGCCGGTGGCGGCATCATTCACGGGCCTGGCACCGGCACGTCGGACTCGATCCCCGCCTACCTGACCGGCCCCAGTGGCCAGCACCAAGAGCTGCGCGTGTCCAACGGCGAAGCCATCCTGAACGCCAAGGCCACCGCCGCACTGGGCGCGGACTTCATCCACTCGGTGAACAACGGGCGGATGCTCAACGCCCGTTCCAGCGCAGTGATGACCGATCAAGCCCAACTGACCGGCTCGATGCCGGCGGCGCCGGTGTCCACCAACGGGCGCGCAGGCGGCGGTACGGACACCTACAACGTCCACGTCACCCCGGCGCAAATGCGCATGCGCATGGGCGACTGGCTGGATCAGCAGATCCTCAACGAGAGGGCCAAGCGATGAGCCTGCGCGCCCTCACTGGCACCCTGGTGCGCACCGATGGCAGCTGCCTGATCGTGTTCACTGGCCCGTCCTACCGGGCGATCCAGTGGACGCTGGCCGGCTCCGGCACCCTGACCCTGATCAGCGAAGTCACCGACGCCCAAGGCGTGGCGCTGGCCCGCTACAACCCCGGCACGGCAGGCGACACCCCGACTGTCTCTGTCCACTACGTCCCGTGAGGTGGGTATGGCCCTACTGACTGCAACGACCAACTTCACCGTCCTCGACGCCAGCCCGGTGATCGAGAGCATCGCCCTGTCGGTGGTGGCCGCCGCCGCGCCCGGCACCGGCAAGGGCCGGATGATCCACCCGACGCTGGGCGCCCTGGACTACACGCTGGCCCCGCACGAATGGACCAGCATGGCCGAGGACGCGATTGTCGCGCCGATCTGGACCTCGCAGATGACCCTGTCGTCGGCATCCAACACGCTGTGGCCTGGCAACCTGCGCGACGTGGCGCCGGAGGAACGCTGGATTCCTAGCGCCGGCCTGTCGATGCCGCTCGACATGCTCAAGGCGTTGATCGCCTTCTGGATGAACCCACCCGATCCGGCGGTGGGCTACATCGAATGGCACCCCTCCTACGTCACCAGCCTGAAGTTCAGCGTGATCATCGTCGGCATCGAGGTCGGCGGTGCGCCGATGACGATGTCCCCGCAATCGGTCGGCACCGACCTTGTGGAATACCCGGTGACGGTCAAGCTGCGCATTGTCGGCAGGGTGGCCTGACATGGCCTTGCGTCTGCTGGCCGGGCCGTTCGCGATGAAGGACATCGACGGCAACTATGCACGCTGCTTTCAAAAGCCGATGTGGTTTGATTCGCTCATGGCGTTGGCGGCCGTGACCATTATCAAGAAGCCTACCGGCGACAGCATGCAGAGCGGCACGTTGATCCAGGTCGATGGCTTTACCGGGGTGCGCAATCCCTCGTTGTCGGCCTATGACATTTACTACCACGACACGCAGAACACCGGTATCGCCCGAGTCGCGGCCGGCATGACCTACTCGCTGGTGCGTTCGGTGCATCCGGTGACCCTGTACCCCGAAGGGGCCGAGATTGCCGACCCCAGCTGGTTGGCCAACGGTGCCTACTTTCTGGCGGAACGGGTGTTGTTCAGCGGGCTGCGCAGCCGCCTGCACAGCGAGACCGGTAGCGGCGCCATTGAAGCCACCCTGCCCACCATGAACGTTGGGGGCATTGGCTACAGCTACAGCCCCGGCCCCGCCGCCGGCACGGTGTTTGTTTCGGCGGTGGATTCCGCCGTGCTGTACGACCACGTCAACCGGGAAATCGTCAGCTGGCAGCGCAAGCTCGGGTTCGACGCCGCCTCCCCCCCGACCTACTCCCCCGCTCTCGGGGTCTGGTTCGTGCTGCGGCAGGAAGTCAGCCCCGAGGTGCATCACACCATCAGCATCTACGCCGACGAGCCCGTGCCCACGGCCCTGTCCGCGCCCGCAGCGCTCGGCACCGTGGGCCAAGGCAGCTCGGTCGAGTACCGCACCCGCCTGCTCGGTGCCAGCGGCGAGCCGTGTGCCGGGGTGCTGGTGGACTGGTCCAGCACCACGCCGGGGGTGGTGCAGATCGCGCAGTCGACCACCGACGTGGACGGTTACGCCCGCACTCGGGTGACCCTGCCGATCGGCAGCACCGGCCTTAACTTCAACCTCACCGCAGGGGTGCTGCTCTGATGCCGATCAAACAGGTTTTTGAGTCTGACGTGGCGGTGTACCCGCTGACCACGCGGGCCGTACCGCGCACCGCGCTGATCCTCCCGGACGGCATCAGCTATTTCTATCCAAGCCCGGTCGAAACCCTTTTCACCTGCACCATGTACATCGATTTTTTCCGGGGCTTGTTCACCATCAAAGACCCCACCTACCCCGGCGAGTTTGAGATTCATCTGTTGAGCGTGATGCGCCAAGATGCGTGGCCGAGCTGGAGCGTGCAGACCCTGGTGTGGGATGGCCGAACAGGGGTCTACAAAGGCATGCGCCAGAACATCACCTCGTTCACGATCGCGTTCATGTTTTCCGCCCCGGACGGGTCGATCTGGGCCACCAGCCTCTACGACTACGGGTTGTTGAAGGTCGACCCGGTGACTTGGCGGACCACGCAACACCCGGTGCTGCTCACCGACTTGGGGGCCAACATCGGCAGCACCGGAGCGCTCCCCGGGACCAGCACCTTCGCCGTCGACCCCGCCCGCGACGTGGTGATCACCCGCATCCAGGGGAACACTGCCTCGCAGCTGTCGGTCTGCCGACTGTCCAACGGCGACTGGCTGCGCACGATCAACGTGGCCGGCAACATCGAGTTCCTGTTCATCGCCGAACCGCCGGTGGCCTACGCCGTGGAAACCACCGGCAACCTGACCGCCTTCAATTACGAGACCGGCGAAGTGCTGGGTGTGCTGCACACCGGGCTGGTCAGCGGCGGGTTCACCTGGACTAACACCGCGTTCACCTGGGACCCGTTCATGCGCCGGGTGCTGTTCTGCTACAACTCGCCCGACACCCTGCCGGACTGCATCTGCACCACCAAAGTCAAAGGCTACTACCCGGTGGCGCTGCCCATTGGTATGACGCCGCCGATCCCCCTGCGCTCTCCGCAGAAGGGCAAAACCGTGCCGGTGTTCAATCGGGTGTACGGCGGCGCGGCCGAGGGGATCGTCGGCCAAGAGCTGACCTACACTGTAGGGAATGATTCAGCGGCAACCGTGAGCCCTGGCAGGAAAGCCAGCGAAAACAACGGAGTCGTGTTGGTCCAACTGGCTGGCGTACTTGCTGGCGCAAATTCCATCGTTAGTGAAACCTCGGTGCCCTAATGCTTACGGAATTCCCGTACCTGCGCTACCCGAGCGAGGACGTTGTTCGCAATGTCCAGCTGGTGCATTTCAAGGCGACCAGTACCACCTGGGCGCAACTGGTCGACGGCACCGCCACCGTGTACCAGGACCTGAGCCCCTTTGCCGACAACCTCACCCAGTCCGAGAGCGGCCTGACCGTGGGCCTGACGTTCTACCAGGAACTGTACGGCGTGGCGCAACCCAAGATCGGCGACTTGATCCAGGTGCGTCTCGACGGCCTGCCGCTGTTCAACGGGCAGATCGAGGACCTGGCGGATTACCGCGAGAGCCGGGGCGAGCGCGCCATGTCCCTGACCGTGCGCAGCCGGGACAGCAACAGCCTGTGGCGACAGACCAAGTGGGTCGGCAACATCTACCCCGCCGGCAGCGAACTGGGCGTGATCGCCCGGGACGTGCTCACCGCCATCGGCCTGACCACCTCGGAAATCCGTGGCTCGCTGGTGCTGGGCGTCAGCACCGTGCATGGCGACACCCAACTGGCGGACACGCCGGCATGGGACATGCTGACGGACCTCCTGCAGGTCGCTGGCCTTGAGCCGTGGGTCGACGCCTTGGGTCGCTTCAAACCAATCTCCCGCGACATCGTGCGCACCGCTGACCTGGTGCTGGAGCCTTACCAGCTGCTGCGAATCAGCGGCTCGCGCAACAAGACAGCCGTGACCGCTGTGATTCTCAAGTGGCTCGACCCGAACCTGAGCAAAAGTTTGCAGCAGGCGCAGATGGTGGCCCGTGAGTCGATCACCGCCGGGTTCTTCAAGCTCAAGCAAGAACGCGAGTTGTATTGGTCGGAGGACCGCCGGCAGCGCGCCGACAACACTTGGATGAAAACCATCACATCGGTCAACGACGGCCTCCTGCCGGTCGGTGATGAGGACTACGAACAGAAAAGCGAGTTCAGCGGCGAGATCACCGTGACCACCAAGGTGTGGGTGCCGACGCTGGCCACCGCCTCGCTGGCGGCCATGATCTACGCCGCCACCATCCCTGATGGCGTGGCCATTTTCGCCACCGTCCCTGAAGGGCGAGTGATCGAAGCCATCGGGCAGACTGCATTCTTCCTGATCATCATGTCGCTGGGCACCGGGGTGTATGAGATTTGGGGCGAGCCTTACGACTACGTCCACGAAACCAACACCACCGAAGCCTACAACGACAGCACCCCGGAATGGATGCGCCTGGAAGAAAGCCTCGACTCGGACTTCGTGATGAACGAAGGCCACGCCCAGCAGATCGCCGTGCGTGAGCTGCTGTACCGCTCCCTGTCGGCCATCACCTGGAACGTCGACATAATTGACCACCCAGCGCTGGAGCGCGGCGACATTCTGCAACTGCCGGACGGTTCGCGCCTGTATGTGCTGACGTTCTCCCGCGACCTGACCCGAGGGTCGGCTGCCATGCTCTCGGTGCAGGGGTTCCGCGTCTGATGGCCGGCTTACTGACCTACCTCATCCGTGGCGAAATCGACCAGTCGATCAGGGAGATTGACGGCACCATCCTGACCCGCCCGACCCTGCTGGTGACTGACGGCCTGTCGCTGACCTATGGCTGCGATGTCGACGTGGGCCTCAAGTCGCTGGACAGCAACAACGGCGAGGAAGTGGTGGCGCCGCTGCGCAACGTGCCGATCGCGGCCAACAGCCGAGACCTGATCTATTCCGACGCCGGTACCGCCGTGCGCCTGCGCCGCTCCGAGACCGGGCGCTGGGAAGTCACCGGCCTGTCGAAGCGCCGCCCCGGCACGTACACCCGTACCCCGGTTCACATCCCCGACCCTGACTTTGGCCCGATCGCCTACGACCTCGGCACTACCGTCGAAGTCGGCCTGGTTGCCCGCGCCCTGAGCTATGACGAACTCGCCACCTTCGGTGGCTATGGGGTCGTGCCGTATGGCGCGACCGGTATTTTCCGCGGCGGCGTTCTGATCGAACTGAGGTAAGCATGACTATTACTTTGCAGCGCCTGGCGACCACAGGGGAAACGGCCTACATCCCCAAACACAACGCCAACATCGAGACGCTGGAAGCCGCCATCAACGTGATGTCCGGCACGGTCGACACGTTGGGCAGCGCGGCGGCCAGTCCGACCAACCTGTTCAACATCGGCAAGGCGATGTTCGGCCCGATCGCCGTGGCGCTGGTCGGCGAGACCTCGTTCGCCAGCAGCACGTCAGGCACCAACCTGACCCTGCAGCCCGGCTTCTTCTGGAGTGCCAGCGCCGCGCAGATGGCGTACAAGTCGACCACCACGGTGATCCCGTTCAGTGGCGCCGCTGCCGGCACCTACTACATTCGCATGGGCATTGACGGCATCCCCTACCGCGACACGTCCAGCGCTGCCGCGCTGTACTCGGTGGTGTGGTCGGGCACGGCGTTCACCTCGGTCAACAAGCTGGCCACCTACGCCCCGGGCTACCAGGATCTGCTCGACCTGCTCAGCAGCGGCTACTCGGGCCTGACTTACGCCAGCCCGGACAAGCGCATTGAGGCCACGGAAAAAGCCTTTAGCGCCCTGCTGAGCAAGGCCATCACCACCGCCGACGTGACCTTGACCACCGCCGAAGCCATGGAGCAGGGGGTGATCCGCCTGACCGGCACCCCGACGGCGGCGCGCAACCTGATCGTGCCGGCCAAGGCGAAGGTGTATTTCATCGACAACGACACGGCCGGCGCGTTTGCCGTGACGGTCAAGACCGCGTCCGGTACCGGCGTGGCACTGGCCAGCGGCACCAACGGCGCGCTGTTCTGTGACGGGGTCAACGTGGTGTCGATCGCCTCCGGCACCGGTGGCGGCGGGGGTGCCTCGGCCTTCACCGGCTTGTCCGACGTGCCGGCCAGCTACTCCGGGCAGGCCAACAAGGTGGTCAAGGTCAAGGCCGACGAGACCGGGCTGGAATATTCCAGCGCCGCCGCTCCCACGGTGTTTACCGGGCTTACCGACGCCCCGGCGAGCTACACCGGGCAAGCAGGCAAGGTGCCCGTGGTCAACCTGACAGAGACCGGCCTTGAGTTCGGCAGCCCGGTGTCCAGCTACCTGGCGCTGTCCGACACCCCGAACGCCTACACCGGCCAGGCCTTCCGCCTGGTGTCGGTCAAGGGTGACGAAAGCGGTCTGGAATTCAGCGCCGCGGCGGCCCCGTCGACCCTGCTCGCCCTGACCGACACGCCCGACAGCTACGCCAGTCAGGCGCTCAAGGTGCTGCGGGTTAACGCCGCCGGCACCGCTGTCGAGTTCGCCATCGGCTCCGGCCCGGCGAACTTCCTGGAGCTGCCGGACACCCCGGACGCCTATTCCAGTCAGGCGCTGAAGTTCCTCCGGGTCAACGCGGCGATGACCGGCCTGGAGTTCGCCCCGCTCAGCACCACCACCCTGCTCGCCCTGACCGACACCCCGGATTCCTACGCTGGTTCCGCCTTCAAGGTGGTGACCGTCAAGGGGGATGAAACCGGCATCGAGTTCTCGGCAGGGGCCACCCCCACCAGTTTTATTGGGCTCACGGACGCGCCCACTACTTACACCGGTCAAGGCAGCAAGACGGTCAAGGTCAAGTCCGACGCCTCGGGCCTGGAGTTCGTCACCGTCGCCGCCCCTGTCACCGCCTTCACCGGGCTGAGTGACGCGCCTGTCAACTACACCGGCGCCGCGAGCAAGACCGTCAAGGTCAACAGTGCCGGCACGGCGCTGGAGTTCGTCACGGTGCCGGCCGGCATCACCGCCTTCACCTCCCTGTCAGACGTACCGGCCAACTACACCGGCGCCGCGCTCAAGAAAGTCCGGGTCAACTCGGCAGGGACCGCGCTGGAGTTCGTCACCGACACCAGCGGCGCGACCACCTTCGTCGCCCTGACCGACGTACCGGCCAGCTTCTCCGGGCAGGCGCTCAAGAAGCTGCGGGTCAACGCGGCGGCCAACGCGCTGGAGTTTTATGACGAACCGGCGGTGATCGGCGTGGCCTGGAACGGCGTGCCGGCAGCCAACCAGGTGTTGGGCATGTTCGTCGCCCCGTTCGCCATCAGCTTCGCCGCTGCCATGGCCGGCTCCAGCGGGATCGCCCTGATCGCCGCTACCGCGCAGACCGACATCACCGTCAACAAGATCGCCGCCAGTGGCCACGCCGTCACCGCCGTGGGCACCGTGCGCTTTGCCGCAGCCGGTGCGGCGCCGACCTTCATTGCCGCTTCCGCCTTTAGCCTGGCAGTCGGCGATGCGTTGCAGTTCAAGGCACCGGGCACGGCCGACGCCACGCTGGCGGACTTTTCATTCTCGATTGCAGGAGTACGCTGAAATGACTTGGGGCGTTCCGTTTCTCGATGGGTTTGACCACTACGCCACCGCCGACATTGGGGCGAAGTGGGATGCTGTGGCGTCTGGGGGCAACGTCACTATTGACTCCACCATTTTCCGCAACTCTGGCAAGGCGTTGAAAATTTCGGCCGCTGGTGCGACATACGCCATCAAAGGGGTAACGCCCAGCCGGAACATCTGCTTGGGCTTCGGCCACTATTGCACCGCCATTCCATCGGACTCGACTGTAGCCGGGTCTAACGGGCACTCGATCCTGGGCCTGTCGTCAGCCAACACCTACGGTGCCGGCACTTTGGGGCAAGTCTTTTTGTCCATGCTCAATGACGGGAAACTCCATGCGGGGCGCGGGAGCGCGTATGCCGGTGGGGCCTCCAGCGCCACCGACCTTGGCGCTGGGACAACCGTGTTCACCCAGAACACTTGGTACTACATCGAAGTGCGCGTCTTCATTGACAGTAGCGCCGGACAGATTGAAGTGCGGGTCAACGGGGTTGTCGACATCAACCTGACCGGGATCAACACCCAAGCCCAAACGGCGAACACGGTCAGTTCCCTGCAAACCCTAAGCTACGGATCGGGCGTTGCGCAAAGCCGCTACTTCGATGACCTCTATCTGCGCACCGGTAGCAGCGGTTCCGCTGAATCAGGGGGGTTTCTGGGGGACATTTCCGTCAAGCCCTATTACCCGAACGCGGACGGCACCTACACCGCGATGACCTGTAGCACGGGCTCCACGCACAACACCTTGGTCGACGAAACCACGCCGAACACCTCTGACTACGTGTCCTCGGCCACCGCGCTGACCAAGGATTCCTACGGCTTTCAGGACGTGTCGGGCTCCGGGGCGATCAAGGCGGTGCAGTTGAACGCTTACGCCAGCAAAAACGACTCAGGGTTCCGTGGACTGGACCTGTTCTGCCGGTCCAGCTCGACGGAGGACTTTACCGCGTACAACGCCCTGTCAACGACTTGGCGGTACATGATTAAAGGCTGGCTGCAGGACCCCAACACGTCGGCGGATTGGTCGCAGGCCGGGTTTAACGCCGCCGAGTTCGGCGTGCGCGTTTCGGCCGACCTGTAAGGGGCGCCGTCCATGACCACCTACAACACCAACTTCGGCAGCTACACCGCTGCCGCGCAACCCTCGGACTGGACGGCGCGCTGGGTCACCAGCAACGTCACCTGGTTGGCCACCACCGTGGCCAACACGGATGGCGGCAAAGTCCTGCGCAAAACCTCGACCGCCACAGCGCGGCGTCTGCTGTCGTGGGACGCTGTGGATGGTGATGCCAACCGCGCCAACTCGGAAATCCTGGCGAGGGTCAGGACCTCCAGCAGCAACTCGGATCAGATTCGCCTACAGCTGCGCGGGTCCGGGGCGGCGGCAAGCGAATCCGCCTACAGCTTCATCATGGGGTCAGGCACAACGCTGACCCTGCACAAGTTCGTGGCAGGGGTCAGCACCAACCTCACCACGGCGACGTATGCCTACAGCGTCAACACCTGGTACTACGTGCGCTTCCGCGTCAACGGCACCACCCTCTCCGCGAAGGTCTGGAAAGAGACCGAAGAGGAACCGAGCGCTTGGACTTTCACCACCACCGACAGCGCGATCAGCGCCGCCGGTTGGGTCGGGGTGGGTAACGGCGACTCGGGCGGCACGATGGATGTCGACTTCCTGTCGATTGGCACCAACGGTGACACCGCGCCTTATGTTTCGAATACCGGCACCACCATTTCAATGTCGCAGGCGGTCATGGAGGTGGCGAACTTAGCGGCACCTGCTGCCGTGCTGTCGCAGGCGGTCATGGAGGTGGCGAACTTATCGGCGCCCGCTGCCGTGCTGTCGCAGGCGGTCATGGAGGTGGCGTTAGGAATTTCCCCGACAGTCCTACTGAGCCAGCTGGTGGTCGAAGTGGCGTTCAGTAACGCCGTGGCCGTGACCCAACAACCCCGAATGATTGTACTGATGTAACCCCACCCACCAGGAGCGCCGCGTATGCCTACATCAGCCAACCTTGAAGAACGCCGGGCCGGGTATTCGCGGCTAGCACGGGTCGTCACCGCCGTGTCCACCACGGTTGCAGCGGTGATCCTGACCGGGTTTATTTCCGGGGTGCAGGACCTGGTCAAGCAGGCCCCCGTGCTGTCGGCACACATGGTGGCGACCAATCAGAAACTCAGTTCCATCGAGGCTGAACAAGTCGCGGCAAAGCTCGCGCTCACCGACCTGTTGAAGGACTACACCTCCAGGGAGCAACTGCAAAAAGAGCTGGAAAAGCTCAACGAGAAGATCAGAACCCTGCAGGTCCAGCAGGCCTTGATCGAACAACTGTTGAATAGCCGGCGCCGTCCGGCAAAGGGGGAGTAATGAGCAATCCAGAAGGCCGCAAAGAGCTGTTGGATCTGCTGTTGCGTTACCTGCACCAGCCGTCCACCTGGCAGGGTTTGACGGTAGGCGCGGGGGCAGTGTCAGCCTATTTCGGGGTGCCACTTGAACCGGTTGGGGGGGTGGTCGCCTTGATCCTGTCGTTGATCCTGATCCTGCGCGATGAGCGCAAGCCCACCGAGGTGGTCGAAGACGCGATCGCCAAGGCGCTGGATGACCGGGTCGACAAACCATGAGCGCCTTTCAGTTCATTTCCCTTCTGGACCTGCAGGAATACACCCCGAAAGGGTTTCCTGTACCGGATGAGTGGGTCGTCGATCAGCCCCTGATTGCCCTGCGGGCGAATGGGGACAAGCTCATCGTGCCTCGGGGCTACATCACGGACCTGGCCTCGATCCCGCGGCCGTTGCGGGCGGTGTTCGACATCAACGGACTGATGCGGGCACCCGCCGTGCTGCATGACTGGTTGTACAGCTCGCAGCGTTACAGCCGCGCCGAGTCCGATCAGGTGTTCCTGGACGCGCTGGAGTCACGCGGCGTGCCGAAGGCCGAGCGCTATGCCATCTATTCCGGGGTGCGTGCGTTCGGCTGGTTGCACTGGTCCACGCGCAAGGCGACCCTCGGCCTGAACGCCGAGGACTTCGTGCCACCGGGCTACTTCACCGCCTCTGCGCGTTGAGGCGCTTGGTGTAATCCTCGCGGCAGTCGGCATCGCAGAAGCGGCCGACTTCCAGCTTGGCCTCGCAGTTCAGGCACTCCCCGGTACACGCCGCCATCACCTTCTGGTGCCTGGCGGCGGCTGCCCGGTGCTGGCGCAACAGTAAGTCCTCGATCAGTTCCTGTTCATTCCCGGCGGCATCGGCGGCATCGGTCATGGTCAAATCTCCAGCGTGTTGTCGAATACGGTGCCGTCCATTTCCCGGTGCGTCACCATCACCACCTGTTTGCCGCTGCCGGCGAGCAGGGTGCTGAAGGCCAGAGCGCGCTCCGGGTCCATGTCGGCGGTCGGCTCATCCATCAGCACCAGGTTCAGCGGCGACAGCGCGGCGGCATCGAGCGCCAGTTGCACGGCGGTGCCGATGATCGCCAGCTGGGCGCCCGAGGCTTCGGCCTGCTCCATTTCGAAACCGTCCTCGACGAAGGTGAAGGCACCGTCTTCGCCGCGGCTGATCGACTCGATAACCCCGCCGGTGGCGTTGCTGGCGAACATCGAGGCGCTGGCCATGAACACATCCCACACCTGCTTGCTGTAGCGATCGCGGTTGCTGCGGATATGCCCCAGCAGCTCGGTGAGCAGGCCGACCTTCTGCGCTGCCTGTTCGTGCTGACGATTGCGCTCGACCACGGTGGCCAGCGTGCGCTCCAAGGCGACCCGCTGTTCATGCAAGCCGTGCTTATGGCTGGAGCAGTCCCCGATCTGTTCCTGCAGGCTGCGGATCTGGCTGTCGTACAGCTCGACCTTCTCGCGGTGCGTGCGCAGGGCGGTAGGCAGGTCGACCCCTTCCACCTGGTGCTGGGTTTCGGTCTGGTGCAGTTCGTTTTGGGCGTTGGTCAGCCACTGGTTGCGCTGCGTGGCGTTGCTCTCGGCCACGGCCAGCGCCTGGCGCAGGGTGGCTTGGCGCTGTGCATCCTGCCGGCCGGTGCTGATCTGCGCGTCCAGCGCCTCGATCTGTGGAGTCAGTGCCTCCGTGGGTGGCAGCGACAGGGAATCCCGGGTCGCCTGATCGAGCTGGTCGCTCAGTCGGTTGCAGACCCGCTGATGGGTATGGACGGCGCTGTCGGCCTGGCGCAAGGCGTCCTCGGCCTGGGTCCGGCTGCTGCGGTAAAGGTTCTCGGCCTGCAAGGCGTCTCTGGCCAGCTGGGCCGCCGCCATTTTTTCGCGCCAGGCCTCTTGCTGCTCGCGCACCAGCGCGGCGTGGTCGTGCGGGTTGAAGGCTTCAAACGGCCGTTGGCACCCACCGCACACGCCATTCTTGCCGGCCTCGATCAGCGCTTCCAGCTTCTCCCCGGCGGTTTGTTTGCTGGCCTCGGCCTGCGCAGCCGCCGCATGCAGGGCGTCCAGATCAACGTCGTCCTCACGGTGCAGGTCTTTAAGGTCGTCGCGCAGGGGCACGGCCTTCCTGACGGCTGCCTGCAATTCCAGCTGCGCCTCTTCCAGATCCCGCTGCAACTGCTTGACCAGGCTGCGCGCCTGCTTGCCGACCATCATTTGCTCGCGCAGATTCTTGAGTTGCAGTTCCAGGTCGACCAGGCTTTCGGACGTGAGCGGATGGCCACGAAACTCGGCGAGGCGCTGCTGGGCTTCTTCCAGCGCGACCGTGCTGGCCGTGGCCTCCCGCTCGGCCTGGCGCAGCGTGGTCACGGCGCCGAAGACAGCGGTTTGCGCCTGAGACAGGCGGCGTTCGTGGGCTTCGCTGGTGCTGCGGTGGCGCTTGGTCTCGGTCAACTCGTTGTTCAGCTGCGTCAGGTCGATGGCCAGCTGGGTTTCCTCTCCCAGCCAGTTCATCACCTGCACCTGTTGTTCGTCGATGTCGGTCAGGGTGGTTTCATCCTGCAGCAGCTTCCAGGTTTTGAGCTGCCCCCCTACCCGCTCCATCACCTGACTGACCCGCTCCAGCCCGGTCAGCTCGGTGATGATCTTGAACAACTCGGTGCTGCCCACTTCCAACAGGGCGCTGGCCTTGCGCTGCTTGGCGTATTTGATCTGCGCGAAGCGCTTGAGCGGCATGCCCAGCAGGCGGGCGATCGCCTGATTCACCGGCGTGGTGCCGGTGGCCACCGGCTGTTCCGTGCCGTCCGGGCACAGCTCGGTCAGGCTGGCTCCGCTCTTGGTGCGCTCGATCCGGTAGCGACCGATGTTGCCGAAGGTCAGCCACAGCGTTTGTTTGAACCCGCTGTTGGTGCCCCGGGTTTGCAGGCGTGAGCCGGGGACCAGCCGTGCCCCGCCCAGGCAATACAGAATCCCGTACAGCACGGTGGTTTTGCCCCGGTAGTTTGGTCCTGTCACCCCGTTCAACCCAGCGGTGAAGTCCAGCACCAGGTGCTCATGCTTCTTGAAGTTGTTGAGTTCCAGGCGCTCTAACATTTACGCGGCCTCCACGGCATAGAGGCGCAGGTCGAAGTCCATGCGTTCCTCGATCTCCTTTTTCGCCTTGCACAGCTTCTTCAGCTTGTCGGACGTGCAGTCGTCAAGCATCACCGCCGTGTAGCCCTGCAGGCCAGCGAGGATCAGGCGTCGGCGGATGCCGGCGAGGGTGAAATCCGAATTGAGGTTCAGGACCTGATGCCCCGCCATCTGCAGATCCGCTGCAATCTGCTGCAGCTTGGTGGTTTTGCCGCTGCCCCGTGGGCCACTGATGATTTCGATTTCCATCATGCTTCCTCTTCTTGAAGGGAGGGCGCGGTGTCGGCCCAAAAGGCATCAAACAGTTCGACCAGCTCCGGGCGCTTGATCAACTCGGCGCGGATCTGCATGTCCAGTTGGTGGAAGTCGTGGTCGGCCAGCGTCTCGCCGGTGCCCGGCTTGATCACCTCGGCGGTGTTGCGCACGGCCAGCGGCTTCCACTCCTGCCAAATCTTGCGCACGGCCCGGGCCAGATCCATCACCTGACTGGCCTGCAACTCGCCGCTGATTTCAACGAACTGCGCCGAGGGTTCGTCCTCAAAGTCGAAGTCCGGGGCGATCAGGTCGTTCACGTCCAGGTGCAGGTAGCCGTCGTTGCGGTACCACACCTGGTGGAATTCGTGCTTGCCGTCCGGGCGGATCAACATCACGCGCTTGTCGGTGATGTCGCCGAAGCCGGTCGGGTGGGTGTTGCCAAGGATCACCACGCGGCCGTCCCAGTCTTCGCGGGGGTGGTGGTCGTGGCCGATCAGGATGTAATCAAAGCCAGCATCGAGCAGCTGCTTGGCCTGCTTGCGGCTGAGTGACAGCGCGGTGTCGTCGGTGGCAAAGCCCGAGTCGTAGTTGCAGTGAACACACAGGTAGGCCGTGGTCCCGGGCACCTTGCCGCGCACCCAGTTCTCGGCGGCGGCCAGCGATTCGTGGAACAGATCGTCGGTGCTGTGGTGCGGGACGAACAGGAAGGACACCCCGGGGCGCACGTCGTGCAGGAAGCCCCGGGCTTCACCGAACGGCGTGAGCTGGATCACCCCCGGGCGGGCCTTGTCCATCAGTTGCAAGGTGCCGAGGCGGCCCCGGTCGTTTACCAGGTCGTGGTTGCCGGCCATGATGTAGTCCACCCGCTCGGCCAGGCGCATGCCCTGCCAGATCACGTCCTCGGGGTTGGTGAAGCGGTCGAACAGGTCGCCCAGGCAGGTCTTGATCGCGTGCGGGAAGCGATCGAGCAGCCCACTGTTGTGCTGGTAGATCCCATCCCGTAACCGGCGGCGGCTGTCCAGGGTGGTGTGGGACACCAGATTCTTGCCCAGGTGCGGGTCGGTGAAGACAAGGATGTCGGTCATCGGAATACCTTCTTCGCGGTGTACCGCGGGTTGTGCAAAAGTGCGGCGGTAAAGGCAGCCTTGAACGCCTCAAAGTCGGGGAAGCTGTCGCAGATCCCTTCGGGTTTGAGGCGCATGTGCGGGGCGTGGCGGACGTGGGCGACGGCGTCCCCGTCCCACAGCTCGATCACCCCGGTGCTCTGCTGCCAGAACAGAACGTGGGTACTGGCGCCGGCTCGCGCCCAAATTTTCAGGTGGGTGGCCTGGTGGTTGGCCAGCAGCTTGGACAGCCCGGCGGTCAGGCTGCTATGCACCTCGCTCGACTTGAGTTCGAACAGGTGGCAGATCCCCCTGAAACAGGCGATGAGGTCGCCCGGCTGGTCCGGCAGGTAGGTGCCGGCCGAGTGCGTGTCATAGAACCGGGCGCTGGCCAGCGGGTGTTTCTGCATCAGCTCCTTGAGGTACAGCCGAAACAGTTCTTCGAACTCCTTGCCTTTCTCTTGGGGAGTTTTCATTTGCTGATCGCCAGAATGCGACGTGGGCGGGTGCAGGCCACGTTCAGGCACTGTAAGGATTCGATGTAGTTGCGGTTGAGCAGGATGTCGGCCGAGTCGACAAACACACTCTCGTAGGTCGACCCCTGTGCGCGGTGCGCGGTGATGGCGTGACTGGGGCGCACGTCGTGGATGACTTCCTTGGCCTTCCAGAAGGCGGGCCAGCCGCCGCTGCCGGTCTTGGCGCGTTCCGACAGCTCGTTGAGCAGGCGCTTGTAGGCCCGTTCGGAACTGGGGTGGATGACCCAGCAGGTCACCAGCATGTACTCATCCATTTCCGGGCGGACTTCGACGCGGTAGCAGGTCAACTCACTGAACATCGGGTGCTGCTGCACGTCGATGGAGAACACCGTGCCTTCCTCGTCGGTGGTCATCAGTGTTTCTTTGCCGTCCGCCGACATAATCGGTTGGCACACCACCACCCGCTCGCCCGGCTGGAACGGTGCCTCGGCGGCCAGCGTGGCGCCGTACATGGCGTCCCGGATCAAGCCGTTGTACATGGCCACGGTGTCGTTACGCCACGCGATCACCTTGATCGAGCCCGGATCGGCGCGGTAGCTGTCGCTGTTGAAGGCGTCGACGGCCTTTTTGCGCAGGCGCTTGTAGTCGAGCAGGTAAACCCCGCCGCGTTCATCGTTGGCGCTGAACAGGCTCAGGGCCTCGCCGTGCAGGATGCAGTCGCGCATGTGCGTGGCGAAGGTCAGGATCTGGTTGTCGTGGCGCTCGACCTTGTCCAGCTGCCAGCGGTTCTCGATGTCGAACACCTGCGAGCGTTCTTCCCCCACCGGCGGCAACTGGGTCACGTCGGCCATGAACAGGAACTTGACGCCTTCGTTCTTGGCGGTGCGCTCGATGTGGTACATCAGCCCCGAGTTCGCCATTGAGCCTTCATCGACCACCACCACCTGGTAGTTGCGGGCCTGGTTGAAGTTGTCGGCAGCCCGCACCTTGCGCACTTCCCCGCTGTTGTCCATGCGCAGGCCGAGCAGGGAGTAGATCGTGCGGCACGGGACCAGCCCCTGCAGCTCGGTCTCGCACATCTGCTTGAGCACCTTGGTCGCCTTGTTGGTCGGCGCGGTGAACACCACGCTCTGGTCCGTCTCGCGGGCGAAGGTCTGCGCACTGGTGGACTTGCCGGTGCCGGCGCGGCCATCGAGCAGGAAGAACGGTTCCTCACCCTCGGTAAACTCCAGCATGCGGTCGACGCCGCCGCGCTGGTCACTGTTCAACTGGATCATGCTAACCACCCCTCTTTGGCCCACTTGTCGAACAGCGCCTCAACCTTGCGTTGCGACGGTCGATCCCCCAGTTCGTTTTTCCCCGAGTCGTACCAGTTCCGGCCGATGGACACCTCGGCCAGCATCGGGATCGGATGCCCCGGCGGCGTGATGTTCATCAGGTCTTGGGTGCGCGAGGCGAATTCAAAGACGTTGTCGATCGGCACGCTGTTGACCAGTTCGTCGTACACCGGGGCGATCAGGTGGGAGTGGGTTTCTTCGTACAGGTGGGTGTGATAGGCCGAGGTCAGCACCTTTTTCAGGATGTCGGCGGCGCAGCCCTGGATCTGGTGGTTGACGGTTTGGCGCTCAGCCCGCGACCGCAGCGAGCCGTCACGACTGAGGATGTTGGGGTCGACGTGCTTGCGCGTGCCGAAGGCCGTGGTGATGTAGCCCTGCCGGCGGGCCAAGTCGATGGTTTCCTTCTGCCACGGAGCCAGGCGCGGGTAGCCGGCGAACACCCCGTCAATGATGCGCTGGGCAAAGCGCTCGGGAACGCCGAGTTTCATGCCCATGCTGAACGCCTGGCCACCGTAGATGATCAGGAAGTTCACGGTCTTGGCCATCTTGCGGATCTTGACGATGGTTTTGCCCAGCGGCAGGGCCAGGTCGCCGGCCAGTTCATAGACGTGCTCGCCTTCCTGCAGCAGGCTGACGAACTGTTCATAGTCCATGCTGCCGGTGGCATCGAACGACAGACGCTTGAGGATTTCCGGCCCCATGGCCTGTTCCAGCACGTTGGCGGCGAAGGTGCAGCCGGTCACGGCGTGGATGTCCTTGAAGCGCGCCCGGGTCATGCCGTCTTCGTCGACGTAGGTACCGCCGCCGGTGTAGGCCTCGATCAAGACCGGGTCGTTGGCCGCGCTGCCGGTCAGGCGCAGCTCTTGGCCGCTGAAGTCGAGGGCGACGATCACATGCCCCTTGAACCGTGGCAGAAAGATCGAGCGCAGCGGCCCTTTACTCACGGCGAGGATGTTCAGGCTGGAGCCGGCCGGGCGACGGGTCTTGGTGCCACAGTTGCGGGTGCCGGGGTGGACCACGCCGGTGCTGGGGTGCCGCCAGTGCGGATACTTGGCGTAGTACAGGGACTGGCGGGTCATGCACTCTTTGGTGCCGATCAGCAGCTGCAACACCTCGCGGCGCCAATCCCCTTCGGGGCAGTCCTCGGCCATCGCGGCCAGCATCGCGTCCTCGTTGGTCGACGGGTTGCCTTCCAGGCCGAGTTCATCCCGCCGGCTGCCCTTCTGTGGAAAGGTGCGCAGGCGCACCGGCAGTTGCAGCTTGCAGTACAGCAGCGCCTGCATTTGCTTGGGACTGTTGAGGTTGAGTTCGTCGCCCTCGATCACGCGCACGCCGTCCAGGTGCAGCACTTCGGTTTCAATGAAGGCTTTCAGGCACAGGAACGCTGCGCCTTCACGCTTGCGAATCTCGCCGGCCGCTTCCTGTACCAGGTCGACCAGCGTGCGGGCACGCGGGTCGGTGCTGCCGTGCTGTTTCAGGTGCTGCCGGCTGGTCATCAGCCAGGCGGTGACACCCTTGCCGCTGACGCTCCCCATCACGATCGGCAGCCCGACCTTCTCGGCCACGCGGGTGAACCCCTTCTCCGTGGCGATGAACTCGGCCGGGGTGAACGTCTCGCTGTAGGGGGTGTATACAGAACCCAGCCGCCAGCGTTCGTAGGTCTCGGCCACCTTGGCCTGCGCCTGCGAGCGGTTCAGCTTGTCGTGGATGTACAGCCGGAGCAGGTTGTCGCCCTCGGCCTTCTTCAAGCCCTCGGCGCCGATGTCGCTGATCTGGCTGCAATGCTCGGCCAGCAGGCTGTGCAACCGTTCGGTGTTGTTCTTGACCACCGCGGCATCGGCGGCGGCCAGTTCGTCCAGGCGGGCGTAGTCGAGCTGCACCCCGGTTTCAAAGCTGTCGTTGAACGGGTGCAGGGTGTAGCGGTCCTCGTTGTAGGCGAAGTCCCACTGCTGTTCCAGCTTGAGGATCAGGAAGAACAGCACCGCCAGCCGCGCCGCGACGAAGGCGTCATCACAGGCGTAGTGGGTCACCTGCTCGCCGGTGAGGTCGCGCATGTCCCGGGCGCCGTGCTGGGCCAGCAGATCCTTGTATTCGACCTGGTCGTACTTCAGCCAGTGCCGGGCGTGAGCCTTCAAGCCCTGCTCCAGGTTTTCGTCGACGTAGGTGCCGAGCATCTGCGTACAGATCGGCCCCTCCAGCTGGAAGTTCAGCGCCAGCTTGGTCACCAACGCTTCGAACCTCGCGTTGTGTGCAACGAAATCAATCCGCGCCTCTTCGATGTCGAGCAGCAGATCCACCAGCCGCGCCTTGTCCAGATTGGCGGTGTTCTTGTGCAGCACCGGCAGGTAGAAGGTGTGTTGCAGGTTGCTGCCGTAGGTGAACGACCCCCCGGTCAGGCGCTGCGACAGCACGTCGACGTAGCCGCGGGAGGTGTCCGGCAGGGCTGCCGACCAGTCGTGTCCGAGGCTGTCGTAGGTTTCATAGTCGAAGCTGGCCAGCGGGGTGTCGCGCAAGCCTTCGACGTAAGCGGCATGCACCTGCGGCCAGTTCTCCGGCGTCACCAGGGTCATGGTCGGCATGTGCGGGGCGAAGTGTTCGAACAGGCTCGGGTCACCTGCGATGGTCAGCAGGTCCAGCACCTTGGTCGCGTCGGGGAGGCGCACGTACCACTCCGGGCGGATGATCGTGCGGCCCTGCGCGCCGTACAGCAGCTCCGGGTGCAGCCCCGCCAGGGTGTACATCAGGCGCCAGGTGCTGCGGCTCTCGTAGATTTTGCGCAGCACCTTGCAGCTGGTGGCTTCGACCGCTTCCAGCAGAAAGGCGTAGTCGTTGTTGGCCACGCAGGCTTCCAGCTGCTCGATGCCGTCCCAGCCGTAGGTGTCGACCAGGAACTTGAACGCCACCGGCCCGACCTGCGGCACGCCGCCGTATTCATCGGTCTTGTCCCCCACCAGGGACTTGTAGATCCGCACGTAGCGGGTTGGGTAGCCTTCGAAATCGTCCGCCGGCAGGGCCTTCACCAGCACGGTGGTGTTGTCGTCGTTGAGTTGGGTCAGGTCGCGGTCCACGGTGTGGACCAGCTTGAGCACTTCGGGGAAGTGCAGGCAGAAGGCGCCGATCACGTCGTCCGCTTCCACACCTTCGACGCGCACGTTGAAGGCGCCGGCATAGGCCAGCAGCGCCTTGGCCATGTCGAACATCTTTTTCAGCTGCGCTTCGATCGCCGGGTCTTTTTCCTCGGCGTGGCGCTTGGCCTTGTAGTCCGCGAACAGGCTTTCGCGGAAGGTGTTGCCCCCATCCCACACCGCGATGATGTTGAGGGGGGAGAAATCAGACAGCAGGGGAATGATGTAGGTGTCCAGGAACCCGCGCAAACCGTAGCCGGCAGAGTTCACCGGCTTGTCAGTCAGGGGGCTGAGTTTGGCATCGGGGTCAGTGCCCCGGTGGTAGGCGTGCAGCAGCAAGCCGCGCACATCGAGCAGAGCCAGTCCATTCAGTTTCACGTTGCACCCCATTCCTCGGACGACAAGAGAGAGTGCCGGCGTGCAACTGCCCGCCGGCAAACCACAGCTAGCCGTGAGGCTTAGGCGTTCAATTCAACAAACTTGAAATCCCATGGGTAGAACGGGAACTTGGCGGCCGTGACCTTTTCGCCACGGATGAACAGGGTTTTGTAGCCGTTTGGAAGGCGGCCGGTGCGGCTTTGCATCTTGAACTTAAAGCCCGCCCAGCGACCGATCGACATCGGCGACACCTGCACCACCACGGCGTCACCTTCCAGCTCCTTGCATTCACCGGCGTGGATCTTGTCGACCATGACAAAGAGTTCGGCGTATTCCTTCAGCTCGGGCTTCAGGTTTTCCGCACGCCACTCGGCCACCTTGGCCCCGGACTCGGTCTCGACATCGTTGAATTCCGCCTTGTTGTAGGCAAAGCACACGTCGGCGTCGTCGTCGTTGCCCACACGCATCGCCCATTTGGCGCGACCCTGCAGGATGGTGCCGGTGAACCCTTCGGTCGCGGAGAACGACTTGGTGGTGCCGACCAGTTGGAACTCGCCATCCTTGAGCACGATGTTAGTGAACGACGTGAAGTCGATGTGACCGCCACCAAAACCGGCGTCTTCCATTTCCTGCATGGCTGCCATCTGGCTGCCATTGCTGCGAGCCGCAGGCGCATCGGCGCGAGGGGCGACAGCGGTGGTGGTGGGTTGAGCCGCAGGTTGCGCAGCCGGTTCAGGGTCCAGGACAGCCGGTTCCTCCAATGCGGAGGCCTCTTCCTGCAGGGCTTCGGAGTTTTGTGCGGCGCTCGCTTCTGCGGTTTCCACCGCGTCCTTGCTCACAGCGCTACCATCTTTGATCAGTGGCATTGTCATTCCCCTTCGAACTTCAAAATGTCATTCAAATTGCGGCTGTTACCGCCGCTTGTTATCCCGGTCCCCCGGAATTCGTGCCGTCGTCTTATGCGACGTTGTAAAAGTGGCGCAGGGTGCGAGGATCGAGGGTCACTTGCCCGATGTCCTGATCACGCCTGAGCATGTTGCGGATGGCGTTGGGCGCTAGGGTTTCCAGCGCCTTCAACACGTAAATGTTGCACTGCCAGAGCTGGCCCGGCCTGACGACACGGTCCATCGCCTGCTTGAATTCCCCCGGTGAGCCGGTCGGTTCGGCAAAGATCACCGTGTGACTGACCCCTTGGAAGTTGAAGCCCGCCCCGGCCGATCGTGGGTTGGCCACCAGCAGCCGGCAGGTCGGGTCATTCAGGAACTTCTCGGTCATCGCCTTGCGCTGGGTCGCGGACAGATCACCGTTCATGGTCGCCGGGTTCATGTCCGCGAAGAACTCGGCATAGCGCGCCACGGTCTCCCTGAAATTCACGAACAGGATCACCTTGGAATCGGCGGTGTGCGCCTCGGTCAGGTCGCGGCAGGTGGCGAGCACCTGGTTGTCGATCTTGGTGCCTTCGGGCAGGAACAGTTCCGGGCAGGTGACAATCTGCAACACCTTCTGGCGCAGCTCCTGCTCCTGCAGGGCCGAGAGAATGGTGCCGTCGCCGAAGTCGATGAAGCGTTCGATGGTGAGTTTGCGGTACGCCTCGCGGTGCGCCGGGCTCAGCCTGACCGGCACTTCGGTAATGATCGGCTCTTTCAGGTCGCGCAGTTCCGGGATCTGGCTTTTCAGCACACGCCGGCAGCGGGCATACAGGTTGGCCGACAACTCGGCGTGCCGCTGGTAGCCCACCAGTTCCTTGACCCGGCTGATGCGTTTGCCACTGCTGGTGATCTTGGGCACCTTCAAGCGGATCAGCTTGTAACGGCAGTGCCGGCGACAGAAGTGGTCGTAGGACAGGTACGCCCCCGGGCTCATGAAGGTGATCAGGGTGTAGCAATCGCTCATGTAGGTGTGCATCGGCGTGCCGGTCATGGGAAAGAACGCGGTGTCCGGCTGCGCCGGGTCGCCCACGTACTCGCCAATGCGCTTGGCCAGCGTGCTTTCCGGTGACTTCCACTTCTGGCTCTCGTCCGTGATCAGCACGTCGTAGCCCTTTTCCTTGAGGATCTTGCACAGCTTCTGGTGGCTAAACAGCTCGTAGCTCATGACCATCATTTCTGGCCAGCCTTCGCTGTCCCACTGCTCGATCAGCTTGGCGCGTTTGGCCGGCGGTTCATCCAGCACATGGACGCGCACGTACTTGTCGACGCCCTGGAATTCTTCGGTCACCGACTCGGCGAACTGGTAGATCAGGGTGGCCAGCGTCAGCACCACGACCTTGTTGCCCAGGCCAATGTAGTGAAGGGCCGCCCCCACCACGGGAATAGACTTACCCGCACCGGTCTCATCGAGCAGGCCGAACCACTGGTAATGCACGCACAGGCTCAGGCCTTCGACCTGCGACTGGAATGGGGTGTGCTTGAGTTGCACGAACGGGGCGAACGATGGGTACCGTTCGATGCCGGCGCGCTGAAAGTATTCAGCTAGTGTAGGAGCGGTCATAACCACCCTCCCAGCCGAGCAGGCTGGTGTCGATGTTCTTACCCTGCATTTCTTTGAGCGACAGGTAGAGCATCGGACGGCCACCACCCAACCCGGCGAATGGCGCGTACTTGATGAAATAGGGTTCTTCGTTGATCAACTTGGTGAACTGCGCCCCGCTGCTGATCACTGGCGCGGTGCGTTCCTCGACGGTGCAGAAGCGGGTGTAGGCGGCATGACCTAGCACCGGGTCGAGGATCAGGTATTCCGGCGTCACTGCGTAGTGTAGGCCTTCGACCAGATGCACGTAGCCCTGCCCCGCTTCCTGCATGCTGCGCGAAATGGCCACGATGATCGCGAGCTTTTGCAGCACCAGGTCGATTTCGCTCTGCACATAACCTTGGTCCGGGGCATCGAAACGGCCGATCACCACGTCGATGATTGGCGCCAACGTTTTCAGCGCCTGGAACAGGTGCAGTTCTTCACACACCGCCTGCAACTGCCACAGCCCGACCAACACCACCTGCTGCGAGTAGCGGGGGCGATCGTCCATGTCCTTGGGCAGCAGGTCCGACGCCTTGCGCATCAGCACTTCGATTTCCTCGGGCGTGGTGGTCAGCGCCTTGGCCATCATGGCCTTGCCGAGCCGGCGCAGGTGCTGGCGCCCTTCGCTGGCCAGAAAGAACGGCTCGCGGCATTTGCCGCGCTTCTGTTTGGTCAGGTGTACGCGAATGCTGCGTTCCTGGATCGCCGGGATTTCAATCTCTTGCTCGGAAATCACCAACAGCGGCGAGGACAGGGGGATGGCCACCGCTTCGGCGCCGGTGCGACCCATGCCCCGGCCGAGCTTGCCTTTCAAGGTCGACTCGGCGTTCCAGGCCTGCTTGATCCGCTCGCCCACGTCCTTGTAGGCATGGCTGGTCATCTTGGACTTGTTGAATTCTTCAATGATCCGGGGAACCGTGGTGGTGCTCGACAGGTAATCCAGCATGCCGTAGGGCGAGGTCGACGGGGCGCTAACCCCGGAGTCCTTGAGCATGTAGTCGGTGCCGTTGAGCCAGGTGACCAGGCCGGCGGTCTTCGACTTGCCGGAGCCGGCGCTGCCCCACAGGGCGAGCACAGGAAACTGGCTGTAGAGGTACATCAGGTGCGTCTTAAAATGCGCCGCGATGCACCAGCCAATCAGCATGCCCACTTCGTGTTTCTGGTTGATCCTGAGCAGGTTGTCCAACACATTGTCCACGGTCTGATCACCGCTCTCGGGCATGGTGGTGTGCGCAAAGTAAGGACGGGCGACCAGGTTGCCGAGGAACTGGTGGGTGCCGCGCACCTTGACCGTGTTCACCGACATATCAGGTTCGACATAGGTGAACAGCGGGATGTCTTCGACGAAGTCCATGTGAACCCCGGCGGTGTAGACCTGGAAAATTTCTCCCACGTCCTGAGCCTCCCGGAAAATTGCGAGTTTGATTTTCTGAATCTCCAAGTCGGACCCCTGAAACGTCAGGTCAGTGAGGCCTTCCAGTTCTTTCAGAAACGCTGAGCGGCTGGCGAAGGCCGCTTCTTTGAAAATGATCTTGGACAGCTCGTTGCCGTCCTTCATCACCGCCATCCGGGTGCCGACCCGGCGCGGGGCGGTACCGTCCTGCGGTACGTCAATGAACACGTCGATCGGCGACAGGGTGAAGTTGCTGATGCGCCGCTTGCCGTCCCCCAGGCGGATGTAATAGCCGTCCGGTTCAACCAAGGCACACAGGCCGGCGTCCTGGTCGCCACCCTTGTTCGCCCCGGCCTCGATCGCGCAGCCTTCACACGGGCGCTTGCTGAGCAGGGCGCGGATCGCGTTGCAGCCAAAGCTGAACGTCGGGGTGTGTTCGACGTAGCGGATCTGCGCTTCGATGTGATCGCGGCGCAACTTGGCGGTGTTGTACTTGCTCGACTTGGCGCTGCTGGCCAGCCGCGCCGCCAGGCTTTCGCTCACCGTCTGCGACACCCCGGCACGCACGATGTACGCGGCCAACTGGGTGGCGGCCTGGTTGTAGGACGCATCGGCTTTCAGCGAGTCGCTGTCGCACAGCATCTGGATGCAGGTCGGGACCGGCTCACGGATCGCTTCCATGTCGGCTGATGACGCAATGATCACCAACTTCGGCTTGGCGTTGACGCGCTTCTTGGCCTCTTCAAACATGGCCTTGAGTTCATGCACCACCAGCCCCTGCGGGTCGTCGACTTCCACCACCCGGGGCGCCTTCACCAGTTCGTGGTAGCGATCGACCGTCAGCTCGGCCAGTTCCTCGGGGCTCACCGGCACCCGGTACTTGCCGTCATGGCGTTGCAGATTGACGATGCGGAAACTGTTGCCCCGGCCGCTGCTGTACACGGAATAGTCGAGGCCGATCACGAACAGGTCGCGGGCCATTTCCTTGTAGATTTCCGGCAGGCGCAGGGTGAAACGGCGGGCACCAAACAGGCTTTCGTTGACCAGGACGTGCAGGCCCTTGCTGCCCGAGAGAAAGATTTCGAGGCAGCCTTTCGGCACGCCCATGCGGGTCAGTTTGCCGACCAGTTCCTGGCCGCTGGTGATGGCCTGAGCCAAATCATTCTTGCAGTCGATGTCGAAATACAGCGGGCCACGGTAGCCGATCTTGTCGCGGTTGCGCGGCAGCTCGGCCTCGGTACCGTCGTTGACCATCTGGTTCAGGGCGAGGATGGTCAGTTTCTTCGCGCCCTGCGCCTTGGCCAGCTCCACCGGGTTCTCTTCACCCTGACTGGAGAGCAGAAACCAGGCGTCATGTTCCGAACGCTGATAGTAGTGATACATGGCCCCGCCCCCGCTTACTTGCTGCCCTTGACGGTACCCAAACGCAGTTCGTTGAGCAGGCGGTCAAACGCCCGAACGGGCACAGCACGGTGGCGCGGCGAGGTTTTTTCCGTGAACCAACCGGACACGCTGTCACGGGCATAACCGGTGAAGCGAGCCAGGTCGTTGTGGGAGAGATTGTGTGCTTCGACGACTTGACGGAGGAAGTCCAACCGCTGTGCGTCAGTCAATTTTTCGCCGGTCGTAGGAAGGAAATGCGGATTCATTAAGCGCCCCGGTCAACCCCCCAAAACGGGAGGACAATGTGCCCAGCACAGAAGGTCGAGGGAAAAAAACGCCCGGTTTCCCGGGCGATAAAATTCGAGCGCCGGCCTTTCGCTTGGGCCGGTCACTCGCACGCTAACCCTCAAGACTTAAGTATTAACCACGTTCCCATTTCCTGCCGAAAACTCGTCTGCAGGCCCCGGTTTTACTGGGTTTTCATCTTGCACAAGGAACGCATCGACGCCCCGTTCCTCGGCGGCTTTTGCCAGCGCCGCGGCTTCTCGCGGGAAGGGTTGCAGGGGGTTCATGCGGGCGGCCGTCAGGCGTTGAACCGCGACCGGGCGCTTGCTGGGTTTGAAGTGTGCGCCCGTCTCATCACACAACGGACGGAACACGCGATAGTCCGTTTCCGCCAGCCCGCGAGCCTTGAAATGTTTGCGCATGTTGTACAGCGCCGGGTTGTTCGGCAGGCTCATCAGGAACAGGTCGCCCGGTTCGCACTGGTTGTACCGCAACGCGATCGAATCGTAGAGGACGGTGGACGGCTGGCCCAACGAACCGCGGACCCGGCTCGTGCTGGTCACGGCCTCATAGGCCAGCGTCCCGTTCTTGATGATCTTGAATTGAGTGTTGTCTTTCGACCACTCGCTTAACGGCGTGCGCTTTCTGGTCATCGTGGCTTCCTGTTGGTATGCGCGACGGTGATCCTCCGCCGCATACCTTCAGCGTAGCCGGTAAAACCCGGACATCGGCAGCGTGAGCAAGGGTTTGAACACTTCGGCCCCATCCTGTGCATACGCAGTCGGCACCACGCGCAGGGTGTCGCAGTCCATTCTAAATTCCAGTGCCTGCCACGGTCCTTTTGCAGGTCCGAGCCGGCTGACTCGGACCTGCAACACTTCATCCCCTTGTGCGCCGATGGCGAAGAACTGGAAGCGTGCGGCGTCGGCGACTGGGCGCCCTTCCTGTTCGGCCCACTGGACGATCGCCTTGGCGCAGCGATCCGCTAGGACCCGCAACGCGGCGAGCGGTTGGACCGGGCTGTCACGGCACAGGTCAAACTTGCGGTAGCGGGCGACGACCCGTTCCAGCGGCGTGCGGGTGTCCTGGAACACCTCGGGCAAACCGCGTCTGGTGCGGAAGTCCGCGAGGCTTAGAACGTTACTTGGCATCATGGCAGTGATCCTTTTCAGGTGGGTTCAACAGTCGCAAGATCCAGTGTTCTTTGAACAGGCGCTTGCTGGTGGCTTGGTCGGGGTCGACCGTGATTCCGAGTTGCGGCGGCAGGAACTGAATGGGTTCCAGCGGGACCGCGTTGGGGTGTTCCAAGGTCAGGGCCGGCCGGGGCAGTCCGGTCAACGGGCTCCGTTCCTGCAGGTAGGCCGTCCGTTGAAACGGGTCCTCCAGCTTCTTGGCCAGCCGTTCCACTTCGTATTCGTTGTACTCGCTGGCGAGGAACCACAGCACCGTCCAGCTCGCCCCGGGCAGGGCGAGGCCGATCAGATCGGTCTCCAGCTCCAGGGCGAAGTCGAGTTCTTCGGGGTCCAGCACCACCCCCTCCGGCAGATTCTTCACCATATCCGCCAGCGGGAACAGCACACCCGACCAACTGCTGCAGGCCACGGCGCGCAGGGTGTAAGACGCCCAGCGATCGCCATTGAAATGCAACGCCAAGGTCCACACGCCCGGCTCCACTTCGGACAGGCCCACCAGTCGCAAGCGGCGACGGGCTTCGTTGAGCATCCAGTAGGTCAGGAAGGCTTCCCCATCCTTGCCGGGTTTGATGTCGATCCACTCGTCCTCGTCGCCGTCATCCGGGTAGAGCCGGAAGGCCCGGCACGGCGACTGGTCAAAGGTCAGCGCCGCGAGCCGGCGTTCCTGCTCGCGGATCTCCATTGCGTTCATGTCAAAGTTCCTCAATGAGTACCGGCACCTCCAGCAAGCGGTCGACGCAAAAGCTGCGCAGGGCCTGGGCTTCGGTGTCCCATACCAGCAGGTTGCCGGCGGGCATCGGACGCCCCGGTTTCGCGCCGGCTTCAACCGGTGGCGGGGGTGGCATGCGGGAGGGGTGAAGGGTCGCGAGCAGGGTGCGCTCGCTGTTGTCGGCTTTCAGAAAGATTATGCGGGTCACGCCTTTTTCCAGCAGCGCACGCAGTTCTTGTATGTGCATCGGGCACCTCTTCTCGGGCGTCTTAGATCACCTGAGCGTAGTTCAGAGGTTTGGGATTCTGGATTCCCTGCCACACTTAGGGGGGGCTTGTGCCCTTCCCTCTTTTCAGCTGAGCCCGTTGCGGGCCTGGAGAACGCCGTGAGCAACCCCCCTATCCCTGTCCAAGCGAAGAAGGTCAAGCCGTGGCCAGAAGCGCACGCCACCAATGGCGCGTGGGAGAGTAATTCGAACACTGGCCGGGCGCAGACCTGTATCCAGTTCCTGCTGTTTCACGGCTTCCTCAATGACCACCAGGCCGACGCGCTGCGCACGCAGGTGGCGGAACGCAGCGCCGCCGTCGACTAGCCAGCGGGGAGCTGCGCCCGCAGCTGCTTGATCGCTTCCTTCGCGTTGGGGTGGCGTTGGGCCAAGAGGTCCAGCGTCTCCCCGATGGCGTTGCTGCTGATGCTTTCCTGCAGGGTCAGCTCGCGCTCTATGGCCTGCAACATCGTCCACATCAGCGCCTGCCGGTCCATCCACCACTCCATCGCCACCAGACATTCCGAGTTCATGCTGCGGAAATGCAGGCGGGCGAAGCGCGCCATGCGCTCGCGCATGTCGTCCGGCATGCGCACCACGAACTTGTCCGCTTCACGGGAGTTTCCGCCGCCGTAGTTGCTGCGCGGGATCGGCACCGGCACCTCTTTGGGCAGGACCCGGAAGGGGGTTTGTGACTCCGGTTCTGGCGTCTGCAACGCGGCGCGGGCACGGGTTAGCAGGTCCTCGATGTCGTTCAAAACCAGCACTCCACGATCTGCGGTTCATCGGATGGGTCGCGAGGCGCGCAAAACAGCCCGGTGGGGATCAGCTCGCGCAGTTCTTCCAGCGTCGTAGCGGTCAGCACTTCGTGCGTGTGCAGCACCAAACCTTTGCGGGCCTCACTTTTGCGTGCCACAAACAACCCCGGGAAGTCCTTGGGGTTGTCGTACACCGTCCAGATGGCCAGGTAGTTATCCATTTCCATTAGTACGTCCCTCGTAACAGCGGGTTCGGGCGCCAGAACGGTGCTCGCTTGGGTTTAGGGAAGCGCAGGTAAGGGTCGTGCATCCGCAGCGCATCGTAGCGTTGCAGGCGGTCGACCATGGCCTGTACACACTCGACCATGTCCTTGTGCCCGGCCTCGGCCTCTTCCCAGGTGCAGTAGCGCAGCATCGCTTCGTTCAGCACACCACCACCAAACACCATGGTTTCGAACAGCACCGGCGGTTGGTTGCTGTCAAAGCCATGGTCAATGCTGAGAAACACCGTGCTGATGCGGATACGCCCAATCCGGGTGTTGCCGACGTGGCGTTCGGCGGTCTGGTACCAGTTCGCCCACACCATCAGCTCATACGTGGGCACCGGGGTGTGGCCGTCGAGGATGTAATGCGGGCAAGGCATATCCTGCGTCTTCATTTAGATCGGCTGCGCCCAGCTCAGGACGGCTTCCAGTCCGTACTGCTTGGTCCACTCCAGCAGGGTGGCGTGGTCACGACGCGCTGACTCGACGGTGGCGCCGGTGTGCGGGTTGGTCCAGAGTTTCATTTTCGCGGTCTGTGACTGGGCCTTTTTCCCGCCGCCAGCCTTCTTATCCGCAGCCTTGACCGCCGCCTGCTGGGCGCTCAGGAAACTGTACAGCTTCGGCCGGGTGAACGTGTACTTGGCCAGCAGTTGGTCCAGGTCATTGGAGAACTCTAACTCGCGCTTCAACTCGGGGTCGTTCTTGAGTTCTTCCAGAGCGGTAACTTGTTTAGCCAGCGCCATTTCGGCCGCAACAAACTGAGCAATTTTAAACATCTTTACTTCCTTAGTTAGACACAGATTTGATTAGTCTTGTAGCCAGGTTTGCACGATGACTTCACCGTACTTTTCTACCCACTCTTTGTACGTGCCATGGCTTAGGCGTTTGACCGTCAGGCGCTCCCCGGTGTGCGGGTTAAGGAACGTCTTGGCCGGCTCGCGCTTGATCACCTTACGTTTGCCGCTGGTAGCCTTACTGTCTTCTTGCCGAGGGGCTAAGCCTAAGAGACTTACTAAGGTTTCCCGGCTAACCCCGTAGTCTTCCAGCAGGCGGTTAAGGGCGCCTTCAAACTCTAACTCACGCTTTAGCGCGGCGTCGTTTCTCAGTGCTTCAAAAGCCGCCAGTTGTTTGCCCAGCTCTATCTCCGCAGCGCGGAACTCTGCAATTTTAGACATGACCGATTCCTTACTACTGAAATAAAACGGGCTGCCGAAACGGCAGCCCGGTGCAGGATTTGATTACTAAGCGTGGTGTTCGCAGAGTTCTTCTTTGATGCTGATCTGGATCGTGGAGAGCACCGTGAAGCCGTAGCCACACGCCTTGCGGCCCGCTGCCAGTTCGGCTTCTAACTGGCTACCGTGGGATTCTACGTGGAAGAACGGCAGTTCCAGACCGTCCGGCCGGCGGATGCGCAACAGCACTTCGATGCTACGTTTGAGCAGACTAAATTCAACACGGGGCTTCACCGTAACCGGAACACTCGGCTTAGCAACGAGCGGCTTGATAGCGGCTTTCGCTTTAGGTTTCGGCGGGGTGACGGTAGCGGAAGTAATGCTGTCGATGCCTAATGCTAAGCGCATCTGCTGCTCAAGTTCATCGCGCTCGGCCTGCTGCTTAGCGGCTAGCGTGGGCTGCTGATCAGGGGCAGTGTAGGAAAAAATTAACTCTTCTAAGGGGGCGTCCCGGAGCGCAGCTAGCTCTCGATCCTTGGCCTCACGCAGGCGTCGAGCTTCTTTTTTCTTTGAGACGAAGGGCTGGTGTTTGGGGGTAGGTTCTTCAACGTAGGCAGCTAGCACCGCCTGTATCTGAGAGTCCATTTCCGCCAGCTTGCTAAATCCTGATCCCGCATTTAAAGCCATTCGCTTGGCTCCTAATTGTTGTGTTGCCAGTCAGTCCGTGAGCTGTAAGGTGCCTATCATTTAAAATAATATCAACCCCTTGACAACAAAAGGCCATTAACCTCGCGCAGCTGAAAACTTCGACTAGACTACGCCGTTAGTTTTTCCACCTCTTGAGTTAGGTCAGCCCAGTGTTAGCTTGCTGCCGCTTAGGTCCCATTCCTGCGCAGCCCACAACAGCACCTCCTTCATCGGCAGGCCGGTCTGTTCAGCCACCGGGCGGTAGCGTTCGAACAGGGTCTGTGCCCCCGCTTCCTGAAAGTGGAACTCGGTGCCGGCGCCGCGGTTATACAGCACCGAGGGCAGCATAAAGTCGATGTCGAGGAACTGTCCCTCCCCGCGAGCTTTTCGACAGGCGGTGAGGATCTGCGCGGACAGGGGGTGTGCGTTCATGGCCGGTCCTCAATCGGGGGGATTTCGTCGTCACAGCAATCACAACACAACGGTTCTGAGTACCGTGGTTCGGTGGACACCACCCGCAGCAGGTAACTCTCCGGGTGGCGCAAGCCAAAGAGCAGGTCACGCAGCAGCGAGCGCATGCAGTGCCGGCAGATCGCCCGGCCTTCGTCGGTGGTGCAGACGAAGCGCCGGCCTTCCACGGCGTCCTCCAGAAAGCGCAGCGTGGCGCGCAGCTGGTGCCCGTCGCTGATCTGGTAGAACACGTCACGGTAACCGGTGCGCAACCGCTTGCCGGTGCGCCGGTCGTAGAGGTCGCCGTGGACTTCCTCGTAGTTCCCGGGCTGCGGAAACAGGTCGAGCTGGTTGCGTGACGGGTACCCCATGATGCTCATCCCCACTTCTGCAGTTGGACGTCGATAACGTCGTCTGCTGGGTAGTGCTGGCCCAGCCAGATGTAGGCCGCTTCAACGTCGACGGCCATCACCGGCACCTGTCGACGTGTCCCGTTGGGTTGTTCCAGGGTGACCAGGTAGTAGTTATCGCGCAGCGCGAACAGCTTGGCCCACCAGGCTTCCAGGTACGTCTTGGCTTGCAGAATCCAGAACATATCCGGCCCTCATGCGTTGGCCAGCAGCTCATTGATCCGTTCAACCAGCACGGTGGTGGACACCTGCTTGCGCGAGCCCTTGACCAGCTTGACCTGGATCAGGTTGCACAGCTGGAGCAGCAGCGGCTCGGCGCGGGCGTAGGTGCGTTCCAGGCGGCGCGTGAGCGAGGTTTCCGGGAACTGCCAGTCGGCGTACTCATGGCCGTTGACCAGGCGCATGGACGGCAGCAGGGGCGGCCATACCGGCTCCTGCGCCTGACTCTCAGGGTTGTAGACCTTCGGGGTGTACGCCGCGCTCACACTGCGCGGCATCATGCAGCCGTCTGCATCCCTGCCGCCGCCTTCAAACCCGGGCAAGGCCACGATGCTGTACATCAGTTCACGATGCTTGACCTGCACCGCCACCCCCAAAATCTCGGTCCCGCACGGCAATGTTCGCCGCAGGACGCGCAGGCTCAACGGCGTGGCCGTGCCTGCACGAGGGGTGACTGGGGGGGCAATGACTGGGGGTTCGATGCAAACCAATGAATTCATCATGAACATGTCGGGCTCCGAGGCTGATCATTCAGCCGTTTAGTTATGTCCTATTGCAGCCGGTTGTCGGCCAGCCCATCGGTCGCCCATAAAGCGACCGGGCAGGCTTGAACCTTCGGGTCAAACAACCCGAACAAGATTCGTGGTTCCACAGGGGGCGTGCCGTTCTGCAGGCGGTAGCCGGTAAGCGCGGCCAGCACAGCAGAGAAATCGGCGCATTGAATGACGGTTTCGGTGAAGTCGACACGGCCTGTCTCGATCTGCCACCGCTTTTTACTGACTACATGCACGTCGATTCTCCGATCAACTTGCGCCCTCGTTATTTAACGATAGTCGGGGTTCCCAAACCCGATGTTAGAAAGCCATAAATCAGGCGTCGAGTTGCGCGATTGCGGCGGCCAGATCCTCGGCGTTGAGCGGGTCGGTCGAGGGTACGCCGTAGTGCGACTTGTCGAGGCGGACCAGCTCGTACTTCTGTGCCGGGCGGTTGATCACCTCCACCAGGCTCTCCCCTTCCAGGATGCAGGCGGTCAGCTCCCGGTCTTCAATGCCCAGGTCGGCGGGCGTCAACCCGTAGTGGGTTTTCGCGAGGATCGCGCAGACCTTCATGGTGGGCAGCACGCAGGTCGCGGTCAGCTCAGGCACCCTGACCTGTTCCAGCCACAGCGGGCCGCATTGGTTGCGCACCTGGCGCAGCAGCGCCCGGTCGCCGTCACTCAGACGGTGCGCTGAACACTCATTCATCCAGTGTTCAGCCAAAGCACGTTTCCAGGGGAGCCCGTTGCTTTTGGCGAAGCGCAGCACGGCGCAGGCTTGTTCATGGGTGGGGTTATTGATCGTGCGTTTCATGGTGTCGCTCCCTTGTCGGGTGGTTTGGGGGGTACTTCGCCATGCACAAGCGCCCAGCAGTCGAGCAGCCGTTCGGCCACCAGTAGCGGGTACTTGCTGTTCATGATCTTGCGCACGCCGTGGCGGTCGGCTTGGGGTAGCTGGTGCAGGATGTTGCGGGCCACCGCACGCACGGCGGCGTCGGTCTTGTGGATGCGGGCGGCGAGGACGATCAGCAGCACGGCGTCAACCGCGTTGTACCGGGCGGCCATCAGCTGAGCCCCACGGTTTGCACGGTCTTGCTGCGCACGCGCTGGGGTTCAATCCGGTAGGTGACCAGCGGGTTCCTGGCGCGCTGCTGGCGCAGGCAGGCGTCCGCTTCGTCGCGGTCGAAGGTACTGAGCAGGGACACCCAGCCGTGGCCGACGTACAGGCCCTGCACATGGAAAAGATCGTAGGTGATGCGGCGGGAGGGGGGCGGTGAACGCATGGGGGCTTCCTTGTTTTTGGAAATCTCCCCACACATTGCCTTGGTTGCAGATGGCCAGCAAGGTCAGTGCAGCTGCACCCACAGGTGACGCTGCACCTTCATCAGCTGGGCGTCGTAGCCCGGTTGCCACGGCAGGCGCCCGGCCTTGTCCGGCATCACCAGCTGCACGAAGGTCGGCGTCTTCGGCTTGTCCTCGTAGAAGTACAGCGCCTGCGCGCAGAATTTTTCCGCCGCCTCCGGGCTCAGGGTCTTGAAGGCACAGGTCAGGTGCCCGAGCGTGTCGTCTTCCTGCCCGGCCTTGAAGCTGTGCCCTTTCTTGATCGCGTTGTAGGCGTTCCAGAACACCCCGTGGCAGTAGTCCCCACGCAGCCCGCTGATCAAGATTTCCGGGTGCCCCAGTTCGGTGAGGCCCACGGTGTAGGCGAACCAGCCCGCCGGGTCGTCGCCCACCGCGATCGTGGTGAACCCGAGCTTGGTGATGTCCCTTTCGATGTGTTCTCTCAGTCCTGGGCGCATGTCACAGCACCCCGTAGCCGTCTTTTTCCAGCGCCGCCTTGATCAGCCCGCTGATGGTCTTCGGCCCGGCGGCGGTGTCCTTGTTCTCCAGCCGGCGGCGCTCCAGCTCGCGGATAAACGACTTCGGCAGGCTGATGGTGATGGACGCCGGGACATCCTTCTCGCCCTCTGCCGGCACGTCGGCCAAGCGTTTGGTCAATTCGTCCGCGATTTGTGCGGCCGTCTTCACCGCCGTTGCCTTAGTCATGAAACACCTCATTCAATAGATCGTTGATTTCTTCTTTCGCCAGCGGGTCGTCGTACTCCAGCACCGACAGGCCCCGCTTAACGCTGTCTTTGTAGGCTTGGCGGTGCCGGCTTATGCTGTTCAGCACTTCGAACTCGGGGTAATCCGCCAAATCTTTAAGGAACTCGGCCCGTTCCTTGATCCTGCCCTTGGCGTGGGTGGTGCCAATGGTCTGGTAAATCAGCACGCGCAGCTTCGGGTTCGCCAGCGAAATCTCGGCGTACTGCTTGCGCAGTTGCTTGAGCGTGGCGATGTCGAGATCCCCGCTCTGGTGCGGGGCTATCACGATGTCCGCCACGACCATGGAGGTGATCAGTTCCTGACTGTTGCGCCCAGCCACGTCGATCAGGACGTGTTCGTACTTGTTCGCCAGGCTGGCCACGGTGTTGACCAGGTTGCCGTACTTGTTCGCCATGGTGATCACCGGCTCGCGCTGTGCCTCTTCGCGGTGGCCGTTCCAGATCCCGAAGCTGCCCTGGAAGTCAGCATCGAGCACGATGACTTCCTTGCCTCTAAGCGTCAGGCCGATCGCAATATTTATGCAGGTGGTGGTCTTCGAAACCCCGCCCTTGTTGGAGCCCACGACGACAATCATAAAATTGGCCCTCACCAGTTTTAAATCCCATTGGTACACAGTACCGGTGATGAGCCTAGTGTCAGCGCCATGAATACGCAATTCATATATGTGAATAGTGAATTATGAGTTCATGTAACACGGTTGTCGGCGTGCTTTGCTCGACCGAACAGGTTGATCTAGAGTTGTAGCGAGGGGCAAAGGTGCTGCCGGACGAATTCTCCCCATAAGCCGGCACTCACGCAGAAAGGACGGGGTTGCGTCTACCGCGCTGAAAGATGCGCGATTAGTCAGAACGGACAGACACGGCCTTTGCCCCTCCCCTCGTCACCTCTTCGGAAAAAAGTCGCGGATGTCCGCGTGCATCGACCCGAGCGTCATCATAAACAGTGCCCGGTCGACGCCCTGCAGGTTGAGCGCCGGCACCAGGCTGTTCTGCGGGGCAATCGCGGTGGAACAGAAGAACGAGTCGTCGGCCATGCTGAAGTGCAGTCGGCAGGCCAGCGGGCGAACCTCGTAGATCGAGCAGCGCCCACCCTTCAAGAAGGTGCAAGGCACGCCAAAGTATTTCTTCTGCAGCGCGGGGACATCGGCCGGAAACGCGCCGGTCTTCACCGGCTTGCGTCCGATCGCTTCGCCGATGCGCTGCGCTTCGACATCGGAAATCAACGCCGCGATGTTGCAGCAGTGGCTGCACCCTTTGCGGCAGGCGGTGAACGGCAGGATGTCGGCACTGGCCGCGTCCACCAGCTTGACCAGTTTGTTGTAGCGGATGCGCTGACTGAGGGGCAGTCGGGCAATCTCCATCGCGTCATCGCCAAGGGTCGCTGCCCTGCGGGTCTTGGCGTTCAGGCGGTCGACGTTGACGTGGGCTTGTTCCTCGGCCTGCTGGCGCAGGGCGGGCAGTTGCTCGACGGGAATCAGTCGGGCGGGATCGATCGGTTTTTTGCTCATGGCAGTGAGTCACTTAAAGAGTGAGGGGGGCGGCGGGTAGACCGACAGTCTACCAGCCGCGTCCGGTTCCAACGTGCCCGCCGTCAGGCGGCTTTCAACTGGCGCATGCCCTCGGCGAGTGCCCACAGGGCCTGGTTAAGTTTCATGTCCTGGCTGATGCCGGTGACGGCGCGGGTGGTGGTGCGGGCGTTGTTGGCCGTGCGGCCACGCAACCCGCCCTTCAAGGCGTTTTCCTGAATCACGTTGAAGGTCGACCACAGGTCGGTACCAATGTCTTCCCGGCGGTGCGGCTTGAGCAGCTGGTCGGCCTGGATCGGCGCCTTGCCGGCGTCCTCGGTGTCGTAGCGCAGCATCAGCGCCGAGCGGGCGAATACCGCCTGTTCCTCGTAACTGAGGCGGGTCTGCTGCATGTTCTCGCGGGATTCGTCGACCAGGTCGAAGCCCTGCAGCACGGTGTAGGCACCCTCGATCACGTTGCCCATCACGTCGCCGCGGTGGCCAATGCGGATGTCTTCCAGGATGTCGCCGGCAATCATGCCGTTCTGGCAGACGAAGCGGAAACACCCGGCCAGCATCTGATAGGACGACGTGCCGTCGTGGCTGTTGAGCAGGACAATCTCGTTGGCCTGCGGGGCCAGGATGTTGTTGGCGTGGCGCATGCGGATCATGTGCTTGGTGAACTCGCTCTTGCCTTCCAGGCGGCACTTGGACTGCACCACGGCGAAGGGTTCGAAGCCTTCCTTGCGCAGGCCGTTGAGCACGTCGATGGTCGGGATGTAGGCATAACGTTCGCTGCGCGAACCGTGCGGTTCCTGCGCAAAGATCGAGGGGGCGACCCGGAAAATCTGGTCGTCGGTCAGGGCGATATGGCTGCGCAGGCTGTTGGCGTTGGCAGCGAAGTTACGGGACAGTTGCATGGTGTTTCTCCTTTCTACAGGCAAGTTTAGGCCTGCCGGGGTAGTTGGCTGGCCTTATTGGGGTTGGGGGTTACGGGGTGGTGCGGGGTTATTGCTCGCTGGCGCGCTGGTCGAACCAGGCTTGCGCGACTTTCTTGCAGTCTTCCAGGGTGTCGGCATCGCCGAAGTAATCGTTGCAGGCCTGGCTGGCGAACAGCTCATAGCCCGGGATGGTCGGGTCGAACAGCGCCCAGGCTTCCAGGCCGTTCTTGCGGCCGTCCGCGGCGATCAGGATGGGCTTGTTCATGGCTGGCCCCTCCAGGTCAGGTACTTGGCTTTCTGCTCGTCGCTGAGCCAGTGGCCGCGATCCAGCCCATCGACCCACACGTCGCCGTCAGCATCTACGCTGGCGTTGATGCAGTTGATCCACTCGCAAATGCCATCCTCGTCGTCAGGGGTAATGGTCACCTCAACCAGTGCATCAAATTGCGCCTGCTGGTCGCCTTCCCAAGTGGGCATTTCAGAACGCCAGTTGTCCTCGGTGTCGACCGAGCCGGTGGCGGGGTTCATCAGGTAGCGGGGCATGTCACACCTCGCCCAGTGGGCCGATCCAGTAGCCCTTGACCGTGACGCTGCCCGTCTCGCGCAGCTCGCGACCGGCTTCCATGGCCTTGGCGGTCTGTGCCGTGGTCTGCCCACCGCCACAGAGTTCCAGCAGCACCGCCTCGACCCCGTCCTTCTTGACGCAGCCGATCTTGCCGTTGGGTTTGCGCACGCCGTAGTACACGGCGGCGCTGCCGGTGTTGGGGATCTTGGACGCAGGGGTTTCGAACACGTCGAGCGTGATCGCCTTCGCCGTCACCTTGACCTCCACGCAAAGCATTTGGGGGTTGTCCAACGCCTTCTGCAGGTCGGCCACCGGCATGCGTTCGCCGAAGTCGTCGCCGCCGAACTTGGCGTGGGCGGTGTCATAGAAGTCTTTGTCCTTGCTCGGGTCGCAGCCCTGAAAGTAGAAGACGCATTTCTGTTCCGGCTCGCTGCCGGCGGACGCGCCGACGTAGGCGCCGTGGTCCTTGGCGACGAACCAGGTTTTGAGGTCGTGCTTGGTGCAGTGGTCGACCAGTTTCTGGACCTGACTGCGGGACAGTTCGATGGTGCTCATGGTTGTTGCTCCCTTATCGGGTGGGGTTGGTGGGGTGTCGAGGCTTACGCCTCGGCGGGAACTTCGACGCGGTGGGTCACCCGCACGTCGCGCTGGGCGGTGACCTTGCCGATGTAGATGGTGCCCATCTGCCCTTCCGACAGACCGCCATTGATCTGCCCACAGCGAGCGCCCCGGCTGCACAGGAACACCTGCACGGAGTCTCCGGTTTTCAGCCACTGGGCGGAACGCATGGCGTTCTGGATCGACCAGCCCCTGCCCCAGTAGCCTTGGGCGCTGTCGTGGCTGCGGACCATGACTTGCAGCAGCTCGCCGTCGCGCTCGGCGAACAGGTCGCTGGCGGCTTCGGCTCGCGCCAGTTTGGTGGTTTTGATTGTGCTCATGGTTGTGTTTCCTCTCGGTTGCGCAGTTCCGCTTCGATGGCCTTGACCTTCTGGTCAGCCCACCCGTATTCGCGGAACTGCATGTTTTCATCGGCGTGTTCTCGCAACGCCTTTTGCCAGCTAAGTGCCTCGCGCAGTGCCGTGAGGCTCATAGAGCGGGCTTGTTCGGTGTAGTCCGGCACCCTCATTCCTCCGGGTAGTTGGGCCACACGCTGCGCTGGGCGGCGTCCACCGCTTCCTCAAAGCCGTGGCTGGTGGTGTAGTCGGCGATCAGTTCAAGCGGGCTGTTGCCCCACACCAGCCCGATCGAGCCTTCGCGGCCGTCCGTGTGGCGCAGACGCAGGGTCGCCATGTCGGTTTGCGCGGCTTCCTTCACCATCGCTTCCAGCGACAGATCCGGGGCGAAGGTCAACCATTCCTCGGTGTCCCACAGCTCGATCGGCTTCCAACCTTGGGCCAGCAGGTGCAGCAAGGTCTTGTGCAGCCCGGCCCTTTCTGCCTCGGCCGGGTCGCCCTGTTCTTCGGGCTCATCCTCTTCGATCGCGGCGATGTCCTCGATCTGCAGCTGCTCACGGTTGGCCATCGTGTCCAGCAGCTCCTGGCAGCAGTTGCGCCAGGCACCTTCGTCGAACATCAGCGCGGCGCTACCGAGAAAGCCCGGTGGGGCCTTCATGATCGCGTCGGCGTAGTTGCGCAGGCCTTCCATCACGATCAGCTGCATCAGCGGGCCGTGCTTGCTGAACAGCATGAGGTGGTGGAGCAGTTCATCGTTGCTCATTGGGCGTTTCATGGTTAACCACCTTTGCGTAGGTCCGGCCGGTGGGCCGGGCAGTAGTAGGTGCGGAACGGTTCCCCGTCCGCGTCGAAGGTCCAGCCAGTGGCCGCTGCCGTGCTGAAAGTGGCCCGCGTCAGGCACACGTAGCAGTG